CTGGCGATTGAGTTTCGCGATCTGCTGGTCGGTCCTGATCCGCTGGGTGATGTCGCGCATCACCACCAGGCAGCCGTTTATTTTTTTCTGTTCGTTGAGTTGGGGAATAACGATGGATTCCAGGCAGATGGTTTCGCCATGGTCATCAGCGGGAAGTTCGACGGTCCCCTTGCGGATGGACAGGCTGGTAAAGGATTGCAGGCAGAGACAGTCGGTCCGGGACTGGCCGGTCGTTTTGCGGCAGAAGTTGCATGATTTGCCGATGGCAACCGGGGCGAGTTTCAAGGCCGATTCATTGGCCCAGGTAATGATAAAATGCCGGTCAACGAGAAAGATGTGGTCCGGCAGGCTGTTCAGAATATGGCGGTGCTGGATCTCGTTCTCGGACAGCGCCTTTTCAGCTTCGGTCCGGACCTCGATTTCCTGGTTGAGTTTTTTGATGAGCTGGTCCTGGGTTGCCTTGGCATTTTCCAGGTTGCCGATCAGGTTCTGGAAGCTGAACGAGAGAAAAAGGATGCAGATGGCGCCAACACCGCCGCTGATCAGCAGCGACTGGATGATGAAATGTTTTTTTTCCGCGATTTCGTCCGAGATGTCCTGGGCGGCGATGATGCCGCCGATGGGTTCCTGGAAACAGTTTTTAAACCCTTCGAGGGTGTGAATGAGATACGTCCGGCCATCTGCTTCCACCTGTTCGGCGGCGTTGGTGAAGTTGAAGCCGGCCGGCAGAATCCCGGCTACCCGGGGTTCATCTTCAACAAGAGTATACCGTCCGTATGTCCTGCGGGTCTGTTTATTGTTCGTAGCCCTGTGCCGGAAGGTATCGGCAAAGAAGGCCGCGGTCTCCTTGCCGGTGGTGCGGCGCAGTTCATCGACAATTTCTTCGGTTTTGATGCCGATCTCCACGGCCCCCACATATTCGCCCTTGTAGAAAACTGGGTGGATGATGCGGTAAAAGGCCCCTGAAACGCCGATTTCATAGCCGAAAAGGGGATTGAAGTTTTTATGGACATCCTGCACCGCCAAGCGTATGCCCCGCAGGTCGTCACCGTAAAAATCGGGCTTATGCATGCGCAGAAAGGTTCTGCCGTCCGGCAGGTGGAAATGCATGACATGAAGGTACGGGTAGGATTTTTTCAAGGCCTCATACATGGGACGGGTCAGCGTATAAAGCTGCTGCCTGTCCCCCTCGGCAAAGGCCCGGATATGTTCCGGGTTGTTTTCGATGTAATTCTGCAGCCAGTTGTTATAGATGGAAAAATAAAAGTGCTGGGTGGAGGTGAAGATGCGCTGGAAGTCTTTTTTTTCTTCCTTCAGATGGTAATTGATATGCTCATTGTAACCGGACACCTGATGCAGGGAATAGAAGAGCGCAAGAATGGTGATGAGAGAGGTGACAAGCAGAATGGCTTTTGTTTTAACTGTCATTGCCAGTGGTGCTGATGGTGTGCTGCCTGTGCGGTTAGGGTCTTTTTATAAAGAAAAATCCGGGCATGGCGGCCTTGCAGGGAATAAAAATCTTCCGTGCCCGGTTGGCATGTTTTGCTAAACTAGCAGAAGAAGAATCGGCCTGTCAATAGGTTAAACTACCGAAATTAGAACTTTTCCTGCACACTGCGTGGTACTGCCGATCTGTTTTTCCGGCAGAGTCCGCCTGCTATGGTTGCTCAGGCATCAAACACAATGTGACACCAGGCTGTCAAGGATTAAATGGGGAGGAATATATTTTTTATTCCTCAATATCGATATGTTAATGCAGTAATATGGATATTGGCGCTTCCTGGCAGCCTGTATATGCTGATGTGCTGAAAGCCGCCGGCCGGGCGGCAGGCTGCCGTTTCCGGCGCAGGAGCCCGACTATGGGAAAAGTTCTCCCCCGCTTGTGCGGCGGCATGGACAAAAAACTTTACGGCCTGAGCCATTCATGGTAAATAAAAACCGATGTACGCAGTGGGCGGGTAGCTCAGCTGGATAGAGTGTTGGCCTCCGAAGCCAAAGGCCGTGAGTTCGAATCTCATCCCGCCCACCACTTACAACAAGGCCGAATCCCTTTAGATTCGGCCTTTTTTGCGTCTTATGCGCCTTGTTATTGATGGACGCTGCGGTTATTGGGTTGCGTTGTGTGTGGTTATGTTTTCGGGCCACCATCGGGCCATCGTCATGAATGTGCTACTGGACTTTGTCGGGCTTATCTGACATAAACGGTAGCTTATCTTCCAGGATTTCAAATTCTTCTTCTTTTGCCACCAGGTGGGTGTAGTGCTCAGTCATTTCAAGGTCGGAGTGCCCGAGACGGTCGCGTGTGTCCTCTTTCGAGGCCCCGGACCCTTGCAGGATGGTGGAAAATGTGTGGCGGGCATCATGTAGGCGGATGTTGTAGCCGTGCTGGACGAAAAACTTTTTTATCTGGTCGGTGATTGTGCTCGGGTGGTACTGCTGCACTACGGGGCCGGACTTTTTAGAGAGCTTCAGCAGTTCGGTGTATAGTCTATGCCCGATTCCTACCTTGCGCGGCTTTCTGTTTTTGGTGATTGAACCGGGGAGGTTGATCAGGCGGTGGTCGAGGTCTATCATTGACCATTCGAGTTTTAAGAGTTCTGACCGACGCATTCCACATCCGAAATAAAAGAGCAGGAACAGTTCGAGGAAACCACCGAGGCGGATTTTCCCTTTTGCTTTTTTGTCGTTTTCTGCTGCGAACTGCAGGAGTATTGAAACATCCTGCGCGGTAATGGCTGTCGGTTTGAATTTTTCGTGATCGTCGATTTTGAGAGAAGGGACCCGCGCCATGGGGTTTACTGTCACAACGCCATTTGCAAGGGCGAGATCGAAAAGTCGCTTGATTTCCTGCACATGCTTGTTGACTGTCGGCTTTGACAGGCCGCGTTCTTCGGCGAGGACGCGCCGGAGCCTGATGCCGTCCTGATGGGTAAGGGATGCGATCCTTGTTTTTTCTCCCCATACTTGCGCGATATTCTTCAGGCGGCTTTTCCGGCTCTTGATTTCTGCGGCGCTCACGTCCCACGATTCCTGATAGTCTGTTATCGCTTCTTGCAGGTTTTTTTCTTGCGCGTTGCCTGCGCCTAGTCGTGTGGCGTCCTCTTTCGATATGAGCCCTTCGTTTTGCCAAACGATCAGGTCTTTTGCATCGTATCTGAGGCGCGATGTCGCTGCCTCAATTTCTGTTGCTACTTGCTTCTTGTGCTGGGAGAGGATTTTTTTTGTGTATGTGCGATAGCGATAAATTATCCCGCCGTCCGGAAAACAAACTTTGAATGTGAGCCGGTAAATTGAGGAGTCGCGTTTTTTGTAGACTGACAGCTTTACCATCGCAGCTTATTGCAAGTGCTTGTTCAGGTATCGCTTGAGGGTGTGCAGGCTGTCGATTTCTTCCCCGGTGCAGTATTCTTGCGGGGGAACCTCGTAGTGCTTAAGGATTCGGAGTTTCATTTCAAAAGAAACGCCGCTTGTACCCAACAGCCACCTGTTTAGAGTCGGCTGGCCGACATTGAACACGCGTGCCGCTTCGGACTGGTTAAATTTGCCATGTGGTGTCTGGAATTTTTTGTCATTTAAAACTAAGTCAATTACTGTTTTCATTTTTACACCTTTCGTTGATAATAAATTGCGTTGCTCCACGACGGTTATTATTCCTGAATAATACGTGTATTATTGCTATATATGCTTAAAAAATAGCAAACGCAATAGGAAAAGTTAAAAAAACAGTTGACCGCCTATAATTCATGATGTATAGATTTATAAAAAGCGGGTAATACGCGCAAACAATAATTGTAACTGGTGATAATAATGGCAGAATCTAAATTGCTTACTTATGTCGAAATGTCCAATCGCATTAACGTAAAAAAGAATACGCTGGCGCAGTGGGTTATGCAAAAGCGCATCCCCCATATAAAAATTGGGCGGCTCGTTCGGTTTGATGAAAATGAAGTAATCAAGTGGTTTGACTCTCATAAAGTCAAACCTGCCGCGTAATCGCGGCTATTTATAACCCATGGATTATAGGAGATCAGAAAAATGACAACCGCGACAAGTATGGTAAACGGAACGAAGGATAGGCATGAAGCTATACCGTATGAGGATTTTCTTGATATGGTCGCTGAAAAAAACGTAGCGCGTGCCCCGCAGGACCTTTTCGGGACTCTCCCCAGGTTCCGGTATGTCCCGAGGCACAAAAAGAGCGACAGCGAAGTTGTAGGCCCGCAGTTGCTCCCCTTCCGCGATGAGGCGGGCGAAATTTCTATGCCCGACCTTGATCTTATGCCTGTCGCTCATAAGCAGATGTGTGACCGCTTGAAGGTCAACGAATCGCTTCTTGAGCGGCTCCCGCCGAAACTGTCGCATGATGTCGTCAACGTCCTGGTTCAGAATAATGGATACGACAAGGATTTGATGATCAGGACGGTGAACGGAAATAAGGTCCGGGCGCTGATGTCGCGGAGCTATACCCCTTTTGATGATATTGACCTTTTCATGGCACTGCGGCCTTTCATGGGCGGGGCGCTGGTCCGCTGGAGCGATACGACAGAGACTTTCTCACATCTGCGTATTTCGTGGCCGAATATGCGCACTGAAGTGAAACCCGGCGATATCGTCGAATCAGGGCTGCATATCTCTAATTCTGAGGTTGGTTTCAGGTCTGTGACTATTCAGGCTGTCGTTATCCGGCTGGTATGTACGAATGGGATGCTGTCCACAAAGGTCGGCGGCGGCTTCCGGCATGTCGGCGACCCTGCGGGCCTCAAGTCAAAAGTGATTTCAACGGTTGAAGAGGCGAAATTTTCTACTGAGACATTGACGGCTAAATTCAGGGCGTCACTGACTGCGCGGGTTGATCAGCCGATTGACGTGATGGAGTCATTTGCAAAGGACGGCGGGCTGTCGCAGGACCAATTCAAGCGGACGCTGGAGCGGTTTACGATGGATAGTGAAACTGGCGGGTCAGTGTTTGATATGGTCAATGCTTTTACGCGGGAAGCGCAGGAAGAGCCCACGGTAGAAAACAGGTATCAATTTGAAGGGGTCGGGGCGCGAATGTTGAACGATCTGGTATAGGTCGTTTCGTGGTGGGGCGGCGGTTGCCGCCCTTTTTTTATAACTATCTCTGAGGTTTATTTTATGTCGAGTAGCGAAAATTTTATCATGTTCCTGGCTGATTTGCGGCGGGGCGGAGTATTGGCAGATTTGGGCGAAAAGCTCGAAGAACTTGCCGAGGCGATCAGGGAAACGGAGCGCGGCGGGAAGATGGTTTTTACCCTCAGCATCAAACCTGACGGCCACGGGCGTGTTTTCGTCAAGGAAAGCATCAAGATTGAAAAACCGGAGCTTGCCACGGCTGAAACGATTCTTTTTGCCACTGCTGATAATAAGTTTCAGCGGAATGACCCTGTCCAGCCTGATTTGCCTTTCAGGGACACGGCTCCGGCTGAAAGAGGCGAGTTGAAGGACGTGGAAGAGGGCAAGCCGGAGCTGCGGTCGATTGCTGGCGGCGCTGGTCGGTAAGACGTTTCAAACAAACTTTTAACAATGCGAGGTATTGAAAAAAATGAATGATGAAAGCGTTGCATCTGGAATTGCTGATTGCGGGACCGCTGCCGTTGTGCGCGACCTTGCCCGCGAGTCGGTAAAAAAAGAGATCTTGTATGTTGGCGGCGGATCGGTCCCCTTTATGGTGCTGCAGGAAGGGTATAATGTTCATGATTTGTCAAAATTTCTTGATAAGCCGTTGCGCACCAAGAGGGACGTTACCGTGTTGGACGCGGAGAGTTTTAAGCGGTATTTCGATATGTTTAATTGTGAAAGCACGATTGTGTTTGCTGGAGAAGAAAGAAAAAAAATCACCGCAATTTTTGATTATCCCACCGCTTTACAGCCTGCATTCTCTGAGCATTCCCTTACCCTTGGCCTGGCGTCCTCGCCTGAATGGGACGCATGGTCGGGGGCGAGCGGAAAGATGATGACCCAAACGGTTTTTGCAGAGTTTGTTGAACGGCATATAAAGGATATCGTCGAGCCTGACGGCGCTACGATGCTTGAAATCTCCAGGGGGATCGAGGCCACGAAAACCGCCGAATTCAAGTCTGGCGTGCGCTTGGATAATGGGCAAATCCAGTTGACTTACAACGAGAATATCCAGGGAAGTGTTCAGAAAAACAACATGCCCATTCCATCCGCGTTCGTCATCGGGATAGCCCCGTTCAAGGGTGGTGATCATTATAAAATCGTGGTCAACTTCCGGTACAGGATCAATTCCGGGAATTTGTCGTTGATTTTCGAGCTGCTTAACCCTGAAAAAATCCTTGAGGACGCTTTCAAGGTCGAGCTGGAGAAGGTCGAGACAGCCATCGGGAAAAAAGCAATTCTTCAGTAAGCTTTTTGTGTTTGATTCTTAAAAAGAAAAAGGGGAGGCCGCGACGCCTCCCCTTCTTATGATGGAGATCAAAAAAAATGATCAAAAATATCGTACCAACTCTTGCAGAGGTAGGCAAGATAAAAATCGGCAGGAAAGGGGAGGTCAAGCGGTCAAAGACTGGAAAGGATTTTCGCCTGCCGCAGAAAGATGACCATTTTACCATCACCGGGTTGTCGCGGGATAGAAACGACGACTTTATACCTGACAAGAGGATCATGGCCACTATTGCAGAGCGCACAGGACAAAAGCCTGAACAGTTGACTGAATTGCCTATCAGGCTCCTTTACGACGACCCTGACCTGAATTTTCTTACACGCCTTGCTTGTTTCAAGGGGGTTAGCTGTTGGTGTTCCGGCGACGGTGAGAATGCCGATAGACTGGATGAGCGGACGGGCGAAATGAAAAAGGTAAAGTGTCCGTGTGAGCGGCAGAGCCCCGAATATAAGGGGCAGGATAAGTGCAAGGCCACTGGTGTTCTTTCTGCGGTGCTGGAGGGCGTTTCAGTGGTCGGTGGGGTCTGGAAGTTCAGGACCACATCTTATAATTCTGTGGTGAATATCCTTTCTTCTATGAGTTTCATTAAGTCCCTGACTGGTGGTGTTTTGGCTGGCCTGCCCCTTCATCTGGTCGTTTCGCCGAAAACTGTCAATATACCAGGCGGCGGCGGGGTCACTACCGTCTTTATTGTCCGGGTTGAATATCGCGGGACTGTCGAGGCATTGGTGGAAATCGGATACAAAGAAGCGGAGCGGCGGGTTACTGCTCGCATCCGTATGGATGATGTGGAAAACAGGGTCCGGCTCATGCTTGACGCCCCGATGGACGCGGAAGAGGAGCGGGATATTGCCGATGAATTTTACCCTGAAACTGCAAGCGCTGCGGCTGTTGCCGAGACGCCTGCGGGCGGGTCTTTCCTTGATGGCGATCCTGTACAAGCGGATGAACCTGCCGATGCTGACGTTTCGGATACATCTGCTGATTCTGTGCATGATGCGGAGTACCGGGAAGAAGCACCGGCGAATCATGTTGCCGAGGCTCAGGAGGTTGAAAAACCTGCTGTTCCCCAAACACTTTTCTAGGGGGTGCGTTGTGGAATCGATTTTGTCTAAATGGGAACAATTTGCAAGCGCGGAGCTTGCGGGCGTGCCGGAAGAAGAACGCGAAAAACTGAAAGAAGCATTTTATTGCGGCGCTTTAGCTGCTTTGCATATCACTGTAAATATTGCGAGGCTTCCGGTTGCTGATGAGGTTGGCGCAAGAGCGTTCACTCTCCTTGTTGAAGAAAGCAAAGAATTCAAATCAACATTTTTAAGTAAAGGGAGGAAAATGTGAGAAAATATTCGCATTCTACAATTCAACTTTTTGACAGGTGCCCTCTTGCGTATAGAATCAAAAAAATTGACGGCGTGGTTGAGGCGCAGGGGGACGGGGCACGCCTTGGCTCCTATGGCCACAAGGTTGCAGAGGGGTATATCAAGTACCTGCTGAGTTCCGGGCAGGTCACTGATTATGGCATGCTGGACGGCATTATTGCCGCGTGTAGAAAGTCAAAAGACGTGGCGGGCGCAAAGCCTGAAGATCTTGACGAGATCGCCGAAAAAATGCAGTCGTGGGGCCAAAATTTCATCTTGCCGTCCGACATGGACAGGCCAGAAGTTGAGTTGTTGGCTGCATTTGATGAGCGGTGGAGGCGGGTCGATTGGCGGGATAAAACAGCAAGATTCCGCGCAAAGCTTGATTTCACGTATTATCTGGACCCTACGACGTGCGTTATTACTGACTGGAAATCAGACAGGCATATTCCGGGGAGTGATATTGTCAACGACAACGAGCAGTTGCTCAGGTATGCCTTTGTCAAGGCGCTACTGGACAGCCGGATTACACGGTTTATTCTGCGGCTGCACTACTTGCGATATGGGCGGACATACGAGATCGAAATAACCCCCCGCGATATTGCGCATATCGGGCGAGCGCTGGCGCAAAAAATGACTGAAATCGATAACTGCACGGCGTTTTTGCCTCGTATGGGGTCACATTGCGATTGGTGCGGCTATCCTGATCTGTGCCCTAAAATGCAGAATGCATTGGCTGTGCGGGAAAATCCGTATACTATCGTTACGGCTGAAAACGCGGGGCGGGCGGCTGAATTGCTTCTCGCTTTGGATCGCGTCAAGTCTGAAGTAAATGGACGGCTGAAAGACTATGTCGTGGCGCATGGGCCTGTCGTTGTCGGCGATGAAGTTCTTGCTTTTCATCCCACTGAATCAACAAGCTTCCCGGATGGCGAAAAATTGGCGGCGGCGCTTCTCGGGGCTGGGCTGGAGAAGCATGAAGTATGGACGGCTTTTTCCGCTACGAAAACGAGTGTCGAGAAGGCGCTGAAAAAAGCGAGAAAATCCGCTATGCTGCAAGGCGTCAAGGAACTGTCCGGAGCGATAGACAAAACTGGTAAGCGGTTTGAATTCAAGAAGGTGGCGTAATGAATGGGTGCTGCCACGCTGTTGTTGAAATCGATACTTGCCGCGAGTGCGGGCTTACCAGGCGCGGCGATGAGTTCATCCAGGTATGCAAGGCGTGCGGGAAAGAGGGCGAGAAATTGTATGGCCTTTTTGTCCCGCATCTTTGCGCGGATTGTTACCGCAATATCCTTGAAGAAGAACGAAAAAACGGGAGTATTTGCCGATTTTGCAGGCAACCATATTCAAATTGTTGCTGCTGATATATAGGGGAAAACGCATGAAAATAGAAAATTTTGTTTGTGCTGATTTTTTGGGGATTAAGGCTGCAAGGCTTGGTTTGAAAACAGGGGTGCATCTTTTTGCTGGAGAAAACGGGCAGGGGAAAAGCTCTGTCCGTGATTCGATTTCCTGGGGATTGACCGGCGTGGTCCGGGGGCTCAAAAAAAACAAGGACTATGCATCTGTTGTCAGGAACGGTGCAAAGCGTGCGGAAGTTGCTTTTGACCTTTCTCATGGCGGTAAGGTTCTGAAAATTGATAAGAAGCGGACAAAAAGCACTTTCGGCGGCAATTCGGAAAAGGAAGTTGCGGACTTCCTGTCGGTGTCGCCTGGCGCTATTGCTGCGTGCCTTGACGCGTGGGCTTTCGGGCTGATGTCAAAGGCGGAGCGGGAAGCGATTATAAAGGCTGTTTTCGGTGGCGCTGGCGCTGGCGCTGGCGAAATTGAGGCTGTTCTTGTGGAATATGGGTTTACTGAAAAGTATAATTCATGGATAATTAAAAACATCCAGGGCGGGGCCGATATCTCTGCGGTCCATGAACTGGCTGTTGCTGAACGGATAGCGGCAAAACGGCTGCTGGCGGGTATCGAGCCCCCGGAGGAGATCCCGGAAACAGTCGAGATAGGCGGGCAGGCGCAGAAAATAAGTTTGCTCGTTGACAAAGATATTGAAAGCCCTTTTGCTGGGCGTATTCCGGCGTATCAGAAAAAAAGGGATGAGTTGTTGCAGAAGGCGGGGAGCCTGAAGGCGGGGGCTGATTTGCCCGGTAAACGAAGCGCTCTTGTTGCGAGGATGAACGCTTTCAAGGCTGAACGGTTCACGGATGCGCATGAAAAAGAGCTGGCGGAGCTGCGCGGCGAGCTGATTGACAGGGATAAAAAGATTTCTGGGAATAACCGGCTGATCGCGGACACTTCCGCGAAAGCTGCGGGGCGGGCTAAAAATACTGCGTGCCCTGCGCCCCTGGTGTCCGGGGTTAATATCTGTCCGGGATGTGATGGGTTTTCGGATACGGACAGGGAGCTTGTTGCCGGAATGCGGCAGGAGAATAGTAAGCTCGTTGAGGAAAAGGAACGGATTGCCTCCCTGGAACGATACGAGCGGGCCTTTAACGAGATCCTCGCGGAGCTTGATGAAATCGACGCGCTTATAACGGCTGGCGGCAATGTTGACGTTTCGGCGGAGATTGCAGAAGTCGAGCGAGAGATAGCCGAGCTGGCGGTGAGAATAGATAATTCACGGGCGGCTGATGAGGCTATAAAGGAATTTTTCCGTGCTCGCGATGCTGGAGTTGCTGCAGAAAACGCAAAGGCAGGACTGAAGGCGGAAGTTGAGGCGTGGGATAAAGTCGCGGCGTGTCTGTCCGTGGATGGTATCCGGCAAAAACTCAATTCTGGCGGGGTGTCTCTGCTCAACGGGCGGCTTGAAAAATCGTTCGTAATGGTTGGCTTTGGCTTCCGGGTTGATGATGATTATGAGCCTGTCATTGCCGATGGTAGGCCATTTCAATTGCTCTCAACATCCGAAAAGTGGCGGGTCGGGGCGGCGATTGCTGAGGCGATCGCGTACCATTCCGGGCTGCGGTTTTTTTGCCTTGATGAGTGTGACCTGCTGGTGCAGGCAAGCCAGGGGCGTTTTGTGTCCTGGGTGCTGTCTTTGTCTCCTGACTATGATCAGATTTTCATTTTTGCATCCGCAAAGGAATCGCCGAAGCCGACGCCTATCGAAAATCTCTATGTTTGGCACGTTGTTGATGGGCGTGTTGCTCCGGTAATAAACCAAAAAGCTGTTTGACGGTGCCCTTATGAATTCGGATATTCGCCTTGCTGTTACCTTTCGAGATCATCGGAAAATAAAAAAATTGCGGCTGATGATCGGTGATAGGGCTGTTGAGTATTTAACAAATTTCTGGCTGGGGGTGGCTACGGTCGCCCCTGGGGGGGAATTGATCGGGTGGGACGTTGACGACATCGCGCATGAAGCGCGGTTTGAAGGTAATCCGCAGGACTTTGTTGACGCGCTGCTGCATCCGCGTGTTCACTTGTTGGATATGCTGGGCGAAAATCATTATTATGTCCACGATTGGGAAGAGAATAACTCTTGGGCGGCTAAAGCACAGCGGCGGTCTGCTGCGGCTCGGAAGGCGAGCGAAACACGATGGTCTAAACGTGCGGATGCTGATGCTGATGCGGTCGCATTGCCATCGCAGTGCGGCGGCAATGCGCCGGAGCCTGAGAATGAGCCTGCAGAAAAGAAAGCGAGGAAGACATCAACGCCGAAAGTTTTTTTGATAGATGACGGGATGAGAGCGTATGCCGCGGGCGCTGGATATGTCGGGGATCTTGAGTCTGAAACAGAAAGCTTTCTTATCTGGCATCGCGGGAAGGGGAGCAAGTTTGTTGACTGGTATGCCGCTTGGCAGGGCTGGATCAGGAAGGCGATGGATTTTGATAAATCAAAAAAAGTAGTTGATTTGAAAAATGGCGAAATGCGCAAGTGCGGGTCATGTCATTGGCTTTTTAAGTGTAAGGAACAGGGGAAAAAATCAAGCGACACGATATGCCAGGCTGGACTTTATGAGCCGATGGGGGATAAAAAATGATGCGAAAAATTGTGCCGCCGCACAGCGTCGATGCTGAACTTGCGTGTATGGCTGTGGGGCTGCGTTCTGCTGATGCTATGGTTGATTTTGCGGCTGTTATGTCTGCTGATGATTTTTATGACCCACGGCACCGCCTGATAGCTGCGGCTATGCTTGACGTTTTCGGCGGAAACCGTCCGGTTGACATGATAACTGTCTCGCAAAAACTCATGTCTGGCGGCGATATTCAGCGGGCTGGCGGCGCTGAATATGTCGCTGGAATTACCGATTGCCAGGCGTCACCGGGCAATATCATGGCGTATGTCGAGACGGTGAAAGAAAAAGCGAAGGCGCGGCGGCTGATTTCTGAGTGTGGGTTGATCATTGACAGGGGGTATATCGAGGATGACGTTGACGGCTTGCTGTCGGACGCGGAAATGGTAATCTGCTCTATCGGCAATGACACGTCAAAAAGCAATTTCGTTGATGTTCGTGCGATGGTTCCGGGGATAATGGACAGGCTCAACAACAGAATAAATAATCCTGGGAAGGCTATCGGCCTGTCAACCGGGTATGTCGATCTTGATAAAATCACATGCGGGTTGAATCCTGCTGATTTGATCATCCTTGCAGGACGCCCGAGCATGGGAAAAACTGCATTCGCCTTGAATATTCTCAAAAGTGTGTCTGTTGAAAACCATCTGCCTGCCGCTATGTTTTCGCTGGAAATGTCAAGGGAATTATTAGGGGATAGGCTGCTGTGTGCGGTTTCTAAGGTGAATTCACAGAAAATCAGGACGGGGTACTTACAGGACAGCGATTATCCTAAACTTGATGCTGGATTCGAGCGGCTCAGGGGGGCACCTATCTTCCTTGATGACTCTGGCGACATTTCTGTTTCGCAGATGCGGGCCAAGGCGCGGCGGCTGAAAAATAGGCACCCTGACCTTGCTCTTGTCGTGGTTGATTATCTTCAGCTTATGCGAGGGAAGGGGGACAACAGGAACCTGGAATTGTCCGATATTTCGCGATCGCTGAAGCTGATGGCGAAAGACTTAAACGTTCCGGTTATGGCGCTGTCGCAGCTAAACCGGGAACTTGAAAAGCGGAACGATAAACGGCCGATCATGTCAGACCTGCGGGAATCCGGCGCGATTGAGCAGGATGCTGATTTGATCATGTTTTTGTACCGCGATGAGGTTTACAACAAGTCGCCTGATAATCCGCGCCGGGGGGTAACTGAGGTGATTATAGGCAAGCAGCGAAACGGTCCTGTCGGCACGGTTGAGTTGATCTTTCAGGGCGAACATTCATTATTTCTCAATAAGGTGGCGTGATGCATATCTGGCGCAGATCGTTGAATAAAAAACATAAGCTTTGCCCTGCATCGCCTAGCCCTTGTCGGCTTGCTGCTGTTTTTAAAAACAAGAAATGCCGCGATTGCGGGGAAGAGTTTCACCCTACTGGAACACGGCAGGTCAGGTGTAAAAAATGCGCACTGGAGAGAGTTACTAAAAATCAAATGAAGCGGTTGGCGATGGTTGACCCGGATAAGAATATTTTTTGGGACAGGTTCCCGGACGCATACGGCGACCCTTATTGCGATTTTGGGGAATACCATTGCGATATTGTCGAGCGTTTTGCGGTATTACAGAAAAAAAGTGTTGACCTTGGCGCCTCATAGTATTATGCATGGATTATAGGCGAAATGATTTTCAAAACTGAGTTGGCGAGATATGACGAAGAGAGAAATTAAAAAAATCCTTTCCGGGGTTGAGAGAGCGAGAGCGAAATCGATAAAGCTGCGCCAGGATGCCGAGTCTCTCAGGGTTGAGGCGCAAAAGGCGCTTGATCGTCTCGCAAAAGACTCTTGCCCGTTCAAGCGCGGGAAAATGTTCAAAGCTGCTGCGCGAAATGTGTGGATTAAACTATACACGGTAAATGGCACACAAATGAAATATGGTGCTGTTGGTAATGAGTATTCATCGGCACCGTATGTCATGGAATGTCACAGGTGTAATGTCAATGGCGTCATTGAGAAGGAAAAGTTTATTTTCGTATATGGCACTGAAATTTGCACGGAATGGTTGCCGTGCGAATAATCAATTAAACAAGGAGATTTTGCAATGAAATTACGTGATTTAGCATCTAAACGAAACGATCTGTTTATGATTGACCCGAGGTTGCTTAAGATAAAAGAGGGATGGAACGCCCGTGTGCCTGGTGATGAGCTGGCAAGCCATGTTGATATGCTCAAAACGTCAATCAAGGAAATCGGCGTTTCGCAGCCTTTGACCATCGTTCTTGAGGGCGATGATGTTTTCGTAACTGACGGGCATTGCAGGCTTGCGGCTGTTATGCTGGCGATTGCTGAAGGAACGGATATCAAGGCTGTCCCTTGTCGGCCCGAGGAGCGCTATGCCTCTGAGGCTGACAGGGTGTTGTCGATGATTACCAGGAACTCCGGGAAGGCGTTGACGATGCTTGAACAGTCAAATGTCGTCAAGCGCCTGGCGGCGTTCGGTTGGGATTCGAAGCAGATTGCCGGGAAAACTGGATATTCAGGGCAGCATATCGAAAATTTGTTGCGGCTGTCGGGTGCCCCTGAAGAGCTGAAAGGGCAGGTCGCGGCGGGGCATGTGTCGGCGTCAAGCGCTGTCGCGTTGCTGCGCAAGCATGGCGGCGGTGCTCCTGCTGTCGTCGCTGACGCCGTTAAGAAAACCGGTAAGCGGTACACGAACAAAAGCGGGAAGAGGGCGGAGCCAAAGCCGCAGGGAAGCGAGGTCAAGGGGGCTATGGCTGCTGCATTCCTGCGACCGAATGTCGTGTGCCTGTGCGGCTCATGCAGGTTCAGGGAAGAGTACGAGCAGGCGAACAGGGTTGAAACGCTTGCCGGTAATATCGTGCTGTCTGGCGGGGTGTTCATGGGGCCTGAAGAGCAGGCGTTAGAGCCTGACGTGAAGAAACGGCTTGATGCGCTCCATTTGCGGAAAATCGATATTGCCGATGAGGTGCTTATTTTGAATGTCGGCGGGTATATCGGCGAATCTACGCGGGAAGAGATCGAATATGCTAAGAAAAATTTTAAAAGTGTCCGGTATCTTGAACAGGTCCAGGCTGAAGGGGGTGACAAATGAGCGTTGGTGCAGAAAAAAGGCAAGAGGGGTACGAGGCATGCTTTGACGGGAGCGGTGATGACGAAAACCCCTATGTGCCTGGCACAGATGAGCATGCGTCATGGAATGATGGTTGGTATGAGTGCCAGGAAGAAATGGGAATTGACGACTGAACGGGGTGGGTGATGTGGCTATTTACGAAACAAGGTTTTTTCTCTGTTGTCCATAAGGATTGTGCGCATGACGAAGTTGTCGTCAGGGCGCGGGTGAGGGCGGACCTTGACGGTTTGCTGCGGGTGGCGAAAGTTAAGGGCCGGATTTTGTCGCATACTGGCACAGATTACCCGTTTCGCGTGATTATGAAGAGGTCCGATTTTTCTGTATATCTGATTGAGTACTGTATCGACCTTAATTACTCGAATTTCAAGGACACTATTTCTGCTGCTGATGATGACAGGCATAGCGTTTATTGCTCTGTCTGGTATTCGCTGCTGCGGCTGTATTCTGTCGCCAAGGGGAAATCAGGGCGGAAACCTATAATTCATGTATAATATGTTTGCAGCCCTAGCGGGAAGTGGGCGATAACCACCGCATCAAGCGACGTATATCTCCTAGATTGTCCTAAAAAAAAGCGGGCGCTTGGCGTTCCCCCGGTACGAGAACCGGGGTTTATTTTCAAATCAAATATTAATTTCTTTGGGGAGGAATCATGCTGAACAAGATCCAGATAATCGGTCGGCTCGGGCGCGATCCGGAAGTAAGATATACGCAGAGCGGGACGGCGATTGCCAATTTTTCTGTTGCTACCACTGAAAAATATAAGGGAAGCGACGGGAACATGGTTGAAAACACCGAATGGCATAAGGTCGTCGCGTTCGGGCGGTTGGGCGAGGTCTGCGGCGAGTATCTCGCAAAGGGCTCTTTGGTATATGCAGAGGGGAAAGTTCAGACCCGTGAATGGGAAGATAAGGACGGCGGGAAACGGTATACAACTGAAATTGTTATTCGGGAAATGAAAATGCTGTCAGGAAAAGGCGAATCGTCGGGAGGTGGCCGTGGTGATAATCGAGGCGAGGGCCGAGGCGATTCTGAGCCTCAAAATTACGAAGATGTCCCGTTTTGATATGATGCCTAATAATTTTGAGTTACGGTTTGATGTCGTTAATGATGGAGAGCAAGCGGCTGGAATTGCCGCCTATAATGACACCGTGGCGGTAACGGTCGAAAGCGGCGATCCTGGCGGAGAGATAGGCGAGTTCGCCGAATATATGCGCGGTTGTCTTGCCGAATGGTTTGACGGCGCAAAAGTCACGTTGGAAAAAGGGAGCACAAACGGAGAGCGAGAAGGGCGCGGCGGAAGCAAAGAGGAGTCGCGGTTAGTCGTCGCTGGTTGGCTGGTGACATGGGGGCTCGGCGGATACTCATTTTTCATGCGCGAAAGCTTTGCTCATCTTAAAAAAGATGAAGTCTTGTGCGCCGGATTCGGTGATTGCGAGATTGCCCAATTGTTCAAGATGAAAGATTCAGGCGCGCCAAAGGGGAATGAACGTGAAAAAAATATTATGCCTTGACCTCGGCACAAAAACGGGTTGGGCGTCGAATCGCGGGTCAGGGACTATGACGTTTGCGAATGGACGGTTTGAGGGCGGCGGCATGCGCTATCTCAGGTTTGAGAACTGGTTAAACGAAATGCTTGCCATGGAAAAGCCTACGGCGGTTTATTTTGAGGAGGTGCGTCGTCATATCGGCACTGATGCCGGGCATGTTTACGGCGGGTTCATGTCAATCCTGACTGCGTGGTGTGAAAAGCATAAAATCCCATATGCCGGGGTGCCTGTCGGGACTATTAAGAAACACGCTACCGGAAAGGGGAACAGCGGGAAGCCTGAAATGATGGCGGCGTATTTAAAAAAATATGGGGTGTCGCCGCAGGATGACAACGAATGCGACGCACGGTTTATATTCGACTATGCGTCAAAGAATATGTGAGTGCGTTATGGGAAAGGCGAATGCTGAAAATAATCTGAAAATATGGAAGTGGGCCACGGGCGGACAGCTCTCTGCTGACTCTGCGATCCCTGATTACGGAAACTCGCCCGATGCCGCCTACTCTCTGCTGGATGTGTTGATCAAGAAAAATTTCAAGGTCGAACTACAGCACGAAGGTGTGGGCGATGGCTGGTGGTGTATAGTTGAGGGAGTTATCGGCGATCAATATCGCAAGCTGTGCGGTTGCCGCTTGTCTCTCCCTGCCGCAATTGCAGATGTTGCAAAAACAATTGCCGACATTGAGGCATCCGCAGAATAATGTCATCAAAAAGCGTTAAGCAGGCAATGGCGATCCTGGCAGCGTGCCATGGTGCGCTTTTGGGTATAAAGGACGATTGCTCATTAGGGGCTCAGGAAGTGGTCAAGGCGCTTGATAGCGCCCTCGCCGCTGCTGACTGCGCAATGAGGCTTTATCCTGGCGCTGTGGTCAAGGATGAGCGCGCAGACGGCAAATGGATCATAGAGCGGATGCTGAGGTGGAAAAAGAGTATAGAGAGCGTTCCACGGGAGTTTGAATATTTTGTGCTGGTGTCAATTGCTCATCAGTGCGTCGTTGATCTGCTCGGGAAGGTGCGGGACAAGAAAAAGATTTTCCTGCTTGAGCCTCTTCTGCAGGCTTTGCAGCATATGTCTGATTTTTCGGACCCGCTTGGTCGAAATATCGCGGCTTTCGAGTGCGCAGAATCTGCGCTTCGGGAGCTGTATACACAGGTTGATTTCCAACCGTAAACACTCAAAAAAAAGGAATGGTTTGACAATGTATAAAGTGTTATCAGCCCGGAATCATAAGGAACTTGAGACACAGGTGAACTCTGTTTGCGAAAACGGTTTTCAGCCAACTGGCGGGATTGCAATCATTGCGGGGCCGCTCAATTCTGCTTTTTTCTTTCAGGCTGTCGTGTCGGTGCCGCCTGCTGATCTGCCGGTTGCGGTTGAACTCCCTGCGTGGTCGGCTGAAATCCCCGTTGAAACTGACAGCGAAAACATGCGCGATGCTCTTTCCCCCCATGAGCTTTCCCCCCAGCATGAAGACGCGGCGAGTGCTGACGCGGGGAGTGCTGACGCGGTGAAAACGGAGAAAAAAACGAAAAAATAAGCAGGTTTTTGGCTTGCAGAAATGGGGTTCCCCTTGTCGGGGGAGCCCTTTTTTTGTTTGGGCTATAGAAAAAAAGTGTTGACCGTTTCACCTGATGGTATTATGCATGGATTATATGAAGCGCATCTTCAATAAAAAAAACAACGGTGAGATTATGAAAAAAATTACTGCAAAGAAAATAAATGCTTCTATTGACGAAATAGAAGAGCTGGCCTCTTCCATTGAAGAGGTAATTGCCGAACTGCAAGAATCGCTAGATAATCGCACCGACAAATACCGGGAAAGCGAAAAGGGAGAATCTGCCCAGGAAGAAATAGATAAGCTCCAGGACCTTATCGACTCTCTCTCTTATGTCGGAGATTATAGAATAGATGACTAAATATGATTATTACCTGCACAAAAGTCTTGGATTTGCCGGGGATTATTTCGGGGAAATAGGCCCGCCATTCAAGGTTTCTATGCTCCGATTTTATATATTTAAGTTGTTCAGATATCGAGCAACAAGGGTGCCGACTGGTTCAAAAAAACTGACTCTTACTGTCCAGAGTTTGATCAATGATAATTGCTCCATTGTCTCATACAAAGCGGAAAGGCTGTTGGCTGAAGCAGGGGTACGAATAGAATTAATCGCAACGGGAGGGAATAATGACAATACCTGAGTATGATATATGTGACTGCGGCAAGCGTGGGGTCCACTCGAAATGCAATGATCCCGAGCCGGGGCGCTTGGCTTTGGAATTGCCCTATACTGCTGATTTTTCTAAATCGGTGAGCGATCATTTTTTGAAAATCGCTGAAGATGTGTGGACCGAACGATATGGAGCCCTGGCGAGGGTGAACGGCTGGACGCCTAAAATCAAGTTGGTCCGGCTGAAGGATCGGGAATGCACGTCTTTGCTGGGCACGCGTGGAACAGTCGTGGTGATTGAGGCGACTGCCGAAATGGGCGGGATAAAATCGACATTCTCGTTTCATCTGGATGGCGATTATTTTGAATATGAAGACGAAAAAGAAGTTTGACGGGGGGGTGTAGAAATGTCGCAACGTTATTTCTTTTTTTCCTATTCCTGCAGGAACATAATTGTTGGGAATCTTTGGTTTGCCTGCAACAAGTTCCCGCCAAATAAATTGTTTCGTGATGCTGCTGCAAAGCAATGCGGTGGCAAAGCTGATGAGATACTCATAACAAGCATTTTTGAGTTTAAGGATAAAGAGGATTACGACTCTTTCTCTATGGGAAATGGGGGTGGCAAAGTTGAAAGCTGAAGAGCAGGGCGCGGTCGAGGAAATGCCCGTGTTGCTTTCGTGTCCATTTTGCGGATGCGATGCGATATTGATTTGCAAACAACTCCCAAGCGGACGGGCTGATGTGTTTTTCAGAGCCGAATGCGTCAATAGTCGGTGCGGCTGTAGGACGCCGGAGCTGCATCCTGCGCGTGCTGCTATTGATGTTTGGAATCAGAGAGCGGCGAAGCGGCTGCGACAAGGAAACTAAATGAAAAAAGAAGCTGAGAAGTGTGCGATGTTCGGTGATACTTTCTACCCGTCATCGCCTGCGGTCATTGGGAAAATGATCAAAAAAGTTCATAAATCTGCAAATAAAATCCTTGACCCTTCTGCGGGGATGGGCGCTTTGATCGAGGGGTATATGGAGCGGTATTCTAGGTATAATATGCCTGACATATCCGCAATCGAAATTGATAAGGATTTGCGTTCGGTGCTCAGGGGGAAAGGAATCAAGGTTATTGATACTGATTTTCTTGCTTTCTCCGGGCCTGATAAGTTTGACCTTATCATCGCAAATCCGCCGTTCAGGGACGGCGACAAGCACTTGCTCAAGGCAATTGAAATAATGTACCGCGGGCAGATTGTTTTTTTGCTCAATGCCGAGACGATCAGGAACCCATGCACGAATACTCGCAAAGAGCTGGTGCGAAAGCTTGAAGAGCTTGGCGCGGAAGTTGAGTATATTCATGATGCGTTTGCTGATGCCGAAAGACCTGCATGCGTTGATGTCGCGCTGATCGACATCCGCATCAACAGGAATGTCGAAGAGGATTTGTTCGCAGGGGCTGACGATGTGGCTGCAGGGTGTACGGAAACAATCCGGGGAGCCAATGAACTCGCTACCGGGAAGGGCGTTTATGAGCTTGTTGCGGAATATAACCAGGTGGTCAGTATCTGCATGGAAACAATCGTTTCCTATTTCCGCAATTACCGAAAAGTGTGCAGTTACGTGGCGATCAATCGTGAAGCTGAAAAGTGCAATTACATGAAGGGCGACCTTACCGACGAAATGCAGGGAATCGTTAATAAAATGCTTACTTCTGTCCGTAGGGATTTTTGGCGGAAAACGCTTGACCTGCGGGAGGTCGGCAGCAGAATGACTAAGAAAAAAATTGCAGAGTTTGAGCACGCCATAAATGAACGTTGCAATATGGATTTCACGGAAAATAATATTCGGGCGTTTGTCCTAAATGTTATCAGCGGATATGAAAAAACGATAACTGACGCGGTTATTGATATTTTTGATATGTTCACGGCGCGGCACGCATACGGGGAGATGGGCGTTTATGAGAAAAATATTCACTACTTCAACGGCTGGAAAACAAACAAAGTTTTCAAGGTCTGTCGGCGTGTGGTAATCCCCGTTTATGGTAGTTTTGGCGGGGCGTTTAGATCGTGGGGGGCGTGGAAGCTAGATTACAGGGCGGCTGAGAAATTGCGCGACATCGATGTGGTCATGAATTATTTCGACGGGATGAGCAGTTATGTCTCTATCAACAAGGCCCTGGAGGATGCTTTTGCCAGGGGGGAATCGAGCAAGATAAGAAGTACATACTTCACGATAACTGCCCATAAAAAGGGCACGATTCATCTGACCTTCAATGATGACGACATCCTGCGGCGGTTCAATGTCGCGGCGTGCTCCGGCAAGGGCTGGTTGCCTGGTGATTACGGGCGGACTGAATATGCGAAACTGTTGCCGGAAGAGAAGACGGTTATTGATGAGTTCGAGGGGCGGGAAAGCTATGACGAAAATCGCGTGAAACCTGTTTTCCCGCAGTCGGTCAAGGTGCTGAAGATCGCGGCGTGAAATAAATTAACTGTAGTGTTAAAATAATGTTGGACATATCGTAACACGGGTGTTAATATACAAATCAAAGGGAAGGGAATTCGGCTAAAAAACAAAAAAGAGGAGGCGATTATGATTACCTGGACTGAGACACGAATGAGAGAGATATTTGCAATATCTGATGTTACCGGTAAAGCCTTTCCGGCTGCGCGGCGGTTGATGGTCCATATCAACCGATACGGTGGGCCTCGCGGGTTCCATGTGCGCCCTGTTTGCTGGCTGTAACCATTCCCTGGCCCGGCATACCGGGAAATATTGAGCGGAGTGTACCATGAGCCTTGAAGATTTAGAAGCGACACTCAAAAAATGGGAGGAGGAAATAAGAGTATTTTCTCCAAAAGAAACTTGCTTAAGACCCAAACACATAAAAAGGTTGAAAAAGGAAATTGACAAAATCTATCGGATGAACTCGATGGTGCGTATATACGAGGAAAAAATAGAAGCTTGGGCAAGAGGAGAAATAGAAATATGAAAGCAGGACAAGTTGTAAAAGATACCCGTAATGCCCTCATCGACCACCCTGGTCAACGTATCAGGATAGTGTGGACGGATAAAGGCAAGATTTCCGACATAATCGAATTCGACCATGAGCAGCTTATTAAAAGCGGTTGCGGAATCAGCGCAACGCTCAGAAAGTTCATTGAAGGGGGGTGCAAACGCGCTGATAAAGCTAGTTTTGAATACATCCCACGGATAGATGATTGAAAATTCAATGGAGGCAAGGACTATGGCAAAGCTCGTAAATCAAAGATACCAAGAATATTTCATGGGGCCGGTCACAGTTGTCAAGGAAGTTGAGATCATCGAAGAGTACAAGGACTATTCATTTTTGGCAAGGGTGGATGGGGTTGTAAAAAAAATGCGCCTGAGCCCATGCGGCGGCGAGATTGTTTTGAAACCGAGTTGGTCGGGAATGGAAAAGCTCGTAAATCAAAGGGAAGGGGCATTCGGTTAAGAAAACAAAATAGGAGGCGATTATGACTACCTGGAAAGATACACGAATGAGAGAAATTTTTGCAATAGATGTGACCGGAAAAGCATTTCCTGCTGGTCAGGAATGGGAAAATGTGAGGATTGAAATGGGAGAATTTGAAAACTACATTCTGCGGGCTGATACTCTCCGGGGTATCTCCTTGGGTGATGAGTCAGAATTTTGGGCCGGGTATATGCGCGGCTTGCGCCGCCTGCACCATGGCGAGGCGTTTGGAACGGATGCCGAGCACGCGTTATGGCACGGTATTCCAGCAGACGAACCGGACCTTACCAGGAGGGCCAGGGGCGAGGGGTATCGGTCGGGGTTCGCCGGGAAAAACCCGGTTGAACTGTTCCGCGATATGAATGAAAACTACCTGTCCGCAAAGCAGCTTGCCGATGCATGCGGGATGGTCGATAGCCGGATCAGGCAGCTTGCGGATGTGATCCCTGGCGGGCGGCTAACTGATGCTGGGTGGCGGTTCCCGGTGTCGTCGGTTGAGTTCGTAAAGTCCCTTCCTGGCCGCGGTAGGCCGAAGGGCGTAAAGAAAGAGGGGGGGGAATGAAAATACAAGTTGAAGTCGATTACAAACTTGTTGAACGCGGAATCATTAATATGCTCGCACAGGCTGTTGCCGTTGAGGTGGGGGTGATAATGGGGCCTGTGGGCGATGGATTGGCAACTTCATTAACGTGTTTTGATGATGTTGAGGACCCTAACGCGCTGGTTGATTTTGATAAAGCTTGTCGGCAGGTTGATTTTGATAAAGTTTGTCGGCAGGTCGTTGATGATATCGTCAATAATGGGTTGCCTGAAATAAAAGGAATACGGATAGTCAACAAGAGCATAGCAGAATATTTGGTTGCCGACGCGTTAATGTGGGGGGGGGGGAATGACAACCAGCGTGATTGAACAGAAAGCCTCCCGTCCCATCCTGTTCTCGGGGCCGATGGTTCGCGTTATCCTGGCCGGTGAGAAGACCCAGACACGGCGGATTGTAAAATTGAATATGTCTGGTAGGGTGGCTCGGGGCGGTAAAAACTGGCACATTGACGACAAGAATGCGTCGCTTGCATGCCCATACGGGCAACCTGGCGACATGCTGTGGGTGCGGGAGACATGGGCCGATGTCCCGCACCCTGGGCAAGGGCCGAAGTGCAAGATGTCGCCTGACGGACGGGGCGCAACTTTTCGTGCTGACTGGCAGGGGAACCCGAGCGGTTTCAAATGGCGACCTTCAATCCATATGCCCCGGTGGGCGTCTCGGCTCGCGCTGGAGATCATCGGCGTAAGGATGGAGCGGCTGCGCGACATAACCCGCGCTGATGCAAAGGCTGAGGGCTTTATGCCGCAGGCGAACGGGCTCGAATCGTGGGCCGGGAAAAGTTACGGAAATGCGCAGCTTGCATTTGAAGCATGTTGGCGAGAAATCAACGGGATTGATTCGTGGGAAGGCAACCCGCTTGTATGGGTTGTTTCGTTTCGGGTAGCTTGAGGAGGTGCTTATGAGCGTTTTTGATGAAATGATAGCTTCCCAGCTCAAGGGCTGGCTTGATGCGGAAATTACTGATCTTGAATCAGAAAATAATGGGTGTGGGTCCTTCTTTGCGCCCGCATCGTGGAATCTTAACCCAAAAGACTTTAAACGGTTGGTATCCGCTGCAAAGAGGGAATCAAAACGCCTCGGGAAACGAGCGGGCGGATGCCCGGTTAATCCAAAGTATTGGCAGAAGTTTTATGCCGAGTAACGCTATAGGTGAACCATGAACAAACTTGACGTTTGCCCGTGCTGCGGCGGTATTCCGAAGCACCACGACGAGCGCGTGACATATGGTCATGGCGACTGCCCTGTAGAATGGAGTGTGCGCTGCGAGTGCGGCATGCGGACTAAGGGCTTCCCAACTGGCTGGGAAGGAACGGAGGAGCAGTGCAAGGACAAGGCAGCAGCCGTCTGGAACAGGCGGGCAATGAAAGACGGGAAACCTTTACCAAAAGGAGGATGACATAAGCGAATTCCAGGATGCCCATGTGTGCCATGAGAGGTGTTGTCCGCGCAATGATGAATACCTCGGTAAACCGTGCCAGTGCGCAGAGTGCTGGCATACGGATGGGGTTTGTATAGATCATTCGTCCGGTGGTGGCTGTCATGTCTGCGATGGCCCAGTAACGGGTTGTGATTTGACTGGTATTGATGATGATGATGATGATGATGATGATTTATGCGGCCAAAGCGTGGAGATCAAAAGGAGAATGATACTAAAATGAGAGGCGGGAAGCGTAAAGGCTCAGGGGCGAAACCAGGCTGCAGGAAAAATCCTGAAGACAAGGCGAGGCGGTTCAACACCACAATGGCACCTGATTTGCTCGAATGGCTGAACGTGATGCGGCGAGACGGGCATTTCAAGGCGGCTATCATCGACAGGGCGTTGCGTGATTATCGCGGGCGGCTGGGTGAAAAAAATGGCAAATGAAATAAAGGACGGCGATGTTTTCGTTTTCCGGAGCGGTGTTCGATCTGGACGTATTGATATTATTCATGTTTTGTGGCGATATGCGATCATAAATATGAATGGCGTGATCATGTGCGTGCGTGCGGCTACGGTGCTTGATATTGTGAAAGCGCGGGGGGCTGTGCTGGTTGACCGTGCGATTGAGGCGGGGAATTAACCTGTTAATCCGAATGGTTGAGATGAAGGTGGCGAACTTCTTCCCAACCCTTTTATTTAAAATAAATTTCGATTATGGCACTAAAGTCAAGTTGAGGTAATTATGCCTGATGATGTTTTTACCATGCGTGCAGCAGCCCCAGAGATGCGGCAGGTTTTGCTTTTGGTTGAGTCGCTGAAAAAGGCGGGTGTGCTCTTTGTCCCTCTCCCCATTTTGAGCACTGCTGATAAAGAAGCGTTGCTTGCAGAGCTTTTTCGGCGGATTGAATTAATTGAAGGGAAGCATTTTGTTGTCAGTCCCAAACGATAAAGAGCACTTGCACATAAAAAATATACGAAAAGCTGCCTTCGGGCGGCTTTTTTGTTGCCTTTTCCGTGGCAACATTGACAGATTGCACACGATAATCTATTATCCATGTTGAATAGTTTTTTGTTGCATTTTTTAGATTAATTCAAATTGTGGGGGTTCGAAGATGAGGAATTTGCTTGCTGGTCGGTTGCTTAAAAAAGTTGTTGGTTTGCTCCTGTTGCTCCTGTCGGTTTGCGCATGCACACCTGTGATGGCTGCGGAGCTGTCCTTTTCGTGGTTGCCGAGTGATGAGGAGAGCATGGCAGGGTATAAGATTCATTACGGACCATCGGAGCGGGTCTATAACTATTCGATTGATGTCGGCAAGGCGGAGATCATCGACGGGCGGGTGGTCGCGAAGGTAAAGATACCGTCAGGGAAAAAGTTCTTTGCGGCGACGGTGTACGACACTGAAGGCGTGGAAAGCGATTACTCGAATGAGGTTTTTGCGATTGCACGTCCTGGCCTGCTGGTCGATTTCGCAAAGAAACGCTGAACGTTTGCCCGTCATTATCATGCATGAGTTATAAGGAATCGGAAGGTGCGCGAATGGAAAAAGCTTGTTTGAAAATTGAGTATGTCCCTATTTCGCAGTTGATCCCGTATGCGGCGAATGCTCGAACGCATAGCGATCAGCAGGTGGAACAGATCGCGGCGAGTATCGACGAATTCGGATTTGTCAATCCTGTCCTTGTTGGGCAGGACGGCGGGATTATCGCGGGGCATGGTCGAGTTCTGGCGGCTGAGAAGAGGAAAATGGCCGAAGTGCCTACTATTGTGCTCGGGCATTTGTCGGACGCTCAGAAGCGGGCATTCATCATTGCTGACAACAAGTTGCCGGAGAATGCTGGTTGGGATGAAGAGCTGTTGAAGTCTGAGCTTGAGCGGCTCAACGATGACGGTGTTGACCTGACTGTTCTCGGATTTTCCGATAGCGAGCTTGACGAACTGATGAAAGAGGACTTGAACGATATCCGAAACGATGGCGGGGCTGGTGGCTCTATCGAGCAGGCCATCCAGCTCAAGCCGCCGCGTGAATATGTCCTTGTCGTCTGTGCGGATGATGACGGGCTCGAATTTGAGAAATTGAAAGATATTCTCGGGCTGAAGCCTGTCCGGCGCGGCGGGTATAAAATTGGGTCGCCTTTTGATGATATCGGGACTCAGCGGGTCGTCAACGCAGCTCAGGTAATCGCTTTGATTGAGGGGAATGAAGATGCTGATAGCGATCCCGAGTAAGGGTAGGGCCGGAGTGCTGAAGTCTCAGGCCCTTATCACTTGCGCTTCTGTTTTTGTGCCTGAAAATGAGGTTGAGGCGTACAAGCAGGGGGGCGCTAAGAATGTTGTTGGCGTCCCGTCCGATATCCGGGGGATTACGAGAACTCGCAACTGGATTCTGGATTATAGCGACGATCCGTGGGTGGTGATGATCGATGATGACTTGAAAACTGCTGGCTGGTGCGAGCTGTTGCCGTTTAATGGCAAGCATCGCAAGCTGACTGAAGGCCAGTGGCTGGGCGAATGGGGCAAGTTGTTTGAGGTCACAGAGGGGATGAATTATCGAATATGGGGCACATCTACGGACAGCTCCTTGCGGGCGATTTATCCGTATAAGCCTTTCATGTTTCAGTCATATGTCACGGCGTCATGCATGGGGATCATAAACAGCTCAGGTATCCGATTTGATGAGAATTTCCCGGTCAAGGAGGATTACGAGATCTGTCTCAGGTGCGTGAAAGAGGATGGCGGCATTGTCGCTGCTCGTTATTTGTATTGGGAGAACCATCATTGGTCAGGTGACGGTGGGTGTAAGGATTATCGGACCAAGGCGATGGAGAGAAAAGCTATTTTGAATTTGCAGAAGCTTTATCCAGGTCAGGTTGATTATGCGACTGACAGGAAGGGCGAGTTCTGTATCGGGCTCAACTTTTAGAGTTATAGGGTGGTGATTATGTCGGCTCCAAAAACAAGGAAGAAAAATATACGGGCTGTCGAGTTCAGGAGACAGTGCCTTGACCTGCGGAAACGCGGGTACACGTATCAGAAAATCGCTGAGGCATTGAACAGCAGAAGCGGGACGGTAGAGAAGGGGATCAAAAAAGCCCTGGCTGAAATGATAGCGGAACCTGCGGCTGAAGTCCTGCTACTTGAGCTTGCGCGGCTTGACTTGCTACTCATCCCGCAGATGTCGGCGGCGATCAGGGGGAATCAGGGGGCCTGTGACAGGGCCATAAAAATCATGGAGCGCCGGGCGAAATATCTCGGCCTTGATAAGAAGGAAGAGGCGGACGCGAACAAGCTTTCTCCTGACGATATTGTCAAGATGTTCGACGCCTTTAAGAGCTTCTTGCCTATCCCTGGCGATGACGGGCAGGAGCTTGAAGAAGCTGACGGCCTGGAACCTGAAGAAGCCTGATGGCGATCTGTAGGGAAATCCCGTGGGGTGAAAAAATCTTCACGCCCCGATGGACCCGCTTGAGGTGGCATCGTCAACAGGTCGCTCTCTGGAATTCGACAAAACGCTTTATCGTGCTGCCTTGCGGTCGGCGGTCCGGTAAAACTGAAATAGCTAAACGGCGGCTTGTCCTGTCTCTCATGGTCCCGAAGCCGTGGCCTGACCCTCGTTTTTTCGCTGCTGCCCCTACCCGCGATCAGGCGAAAAAAATCTACTGGAATGACCTTAACCGGATGGTGCCGAAAAAGTGGGTCAAGAAGAGCTATGACACCGATCTTTGCATCGTCACAAAGTGGGGCGCGGAGCTGTGGGTTCTCGGGCTGGATAAGCCACAGCGCATTGAGGGCTCACCGTGGGACGGTGGCGTGTTGGATGAGTATGCCAACATGAAAAAACAGGCGTGGGGCGAAAACGTCCGGCCTGCGCTGTCTGATCGTACCGGGTGGTGCTGGCTGATCGGGGTGCCTGAGGGTCGGAATCACTATTTCCTGCTGTGGCAGCGTGCGGTAGCCGGGTTGGACAGGATGTGGGGCGGGTTTTCCTGGAAGTCGAAAGACATCTTGCCTGCGAGCGAAATCGCGGCGGCTCGGCGCGATCTTGACGAGCGGACATTCCAACAGGAATATGAGGCGGATTTCGTCACACGGGCGGGGACTGCCTATTATGCGTTTGATAGGAAAGTTCATGCGTCGAAGCGTATCTATGCGCCACCGCCGCCGCTGAAGGAATGGAAAGAGCGAACGCTGATCAATGTCGGGATGGATTTCAACGTCGCGAAAATGTGTTCATGCTTTGCAAACTCGGAATTGCAGGTTTTCGGCGAGTTGTGCTTGAGGAATTCGAACACACCCGAAATGGCAAAAGCGGTCAATGAAAGATTTCCTTCCGGAGATTACCGGGTTGTGGTCTGGCCGGATGCGACTGGCAAGAATAGAGATTCAACGAGTTCGACGACTGATCATAAAATCCTGCGCGATATGGGATTTGAGGTCATGGCTAAAAATTCTAACCCGCTGGTCAAGGACCGCGTGAATACGACAAACTCTGTTTTCAAAAATGCTGCTGGCGATATCTGGACACACGTAGACCCTTCATGCACTGAGCTGATAGAGGACCTTGAACTTGTTGTATGGGGAAAAAGCGGCGACCTTGACGAATCCGACAAGGAACGCACGCATATGTCTGATGGGTTTGGCTATATGGCTTGCGGGGTCAAACCGATGCTCGGCGGCGGAAGTCGCGGGGTGAAATATTAAATTGCTGGGGGGTGTTATTATGGCTCAGATTGAAAACCATCCGGAATATGCGGGACGGGCGGCTGATTATATTTATTACCGGGACCACTTCGAGGGCGGGAGGAACTACGCGAATAAATCGGAAAAGTATCTGCCGAAATTTTCGCTGGAGAGCGACGAAGCTTATAAAAACCGAAAGGACAGGTCGGTTTATATCAACTATTGCGAAACGGTGATTTCTATTTACCAGGGCGCTATCTGGAAAATTGCACCGTCTCGGGTGCTGCCTGATAGCCTGGCTGGTTTCGGCAATGACGTTGACCTCATGGGCACCTCGGCCAATGATTTCTTTATGGGAGTCACGGAACAGGCCCAGGCGGTCGGAATGCATTTTGTCATGGTTGACGCTCCGGTGCGTGAGGATGATGGCATGACGGTTGGCGATGCTAAAAAGTCGCGCCTGCGACCGTATGTCGCTGGGATTCCTGCGGAGAATGTCAAGGCGTGGTCAATCGAGACTGAGGACCCGGCAAGAATCGGACAGTTTAACTTTTTGGTGATTGAGGAGACTTTCTATTCAGGCAATGATCCGGCTGTCAAGATGGTGCATGAAACCCATGCTCGCGTCCTCTATCCGGACAAGTGGGAACTGTATAAAAAAGAGGGGACCGGATACACGCTACTGAAAAACGGTGTGAATAAAATAGGCGAGGTCGCTGTGGTCCCGTTCTATGGACGGCGGCGCGGGCATTTCGACGGGGAAAGCGATCTGAAAGAAATTGCATCTCTGGCTCAGAAGATCGCGAATTGGGTGTCTTGGCTTGACGAAGATATGCTTTATCATGCGGTGCGACAGCTGGTCATCAAGACGAATCAGGACATCACAAAAATGGGCATCGGCTCTAATCGTGCTATTCGGTTAAACCCTGACGATGGCGAGCATGCTTTCATCCTGGAGAGCGCGGGGAGCGCGTCAAATGAGCTGTGGAGTTCGGTCGTCAAGCTGCAGGATTTGATTTTCCGGCTTGCCACGAATCAGATCGCAAGCGTCAAAGAGACGGCGCAGGTTGAATCTGCTGAAAAAAAGGAAGCGGACTATAAAGAGCTGGTCAGCCTTTTGAAAAAGAAGGCTGGCTCATTCGAGCGATCGGAGAAAAAGGTATGGGAATTGATGGCGAAGTTCGCGGGCGTCGAGGGCTCTGAAATTGACGTGTCTTACCATCGGGAATTTGAAATTACGGAGCGCACCGTTGAGGGGTGGCGGGAATTAATCGGAGCGGGGATTTTGTCCGTCATTGATTGGTATATGGCCGAAAATCCTACTGTCACGGACGCGAAAGAGGCGGAAAAGCTGCTGAAAGAAAACCTCAAGCTCCGGGCGCTGGTAAATGACAAGGTCGGCATTGGCGATATGCTGGCGGGGGCTGGCGATGGGGGCGCGGAATAAAATGTCCGAACAGTTCGAGCTAGATATTGCAAAGAAGCTGAACAAGCATCTTGATGAGCAAGACGCCCACCAGGACGTGGTTAAAGCGTGGTTCGCTGGATGGTTCGAAAAGAATCTTGATCCTGTCGCGCTGGCGAATGAGCCGGACAAGTATCTTGACGAAATGGGCGAAAAGGCGATTGCGGCTTTCCGGGTCCGGTTCCTTCCTGCTATCGAAAAGATGGGGAGTGAATTCGGGAAATCAATCTATGAAAAGGCGGTTGAAAAATGAAATGTTTTTACCATTCGAGGGACCTTGACGGGCACTGCGCCGGGGCTATCGTGAAGATGTTCAACCCGGAATGCGAGCTGATCGGAATAGACTATGATCAGCCGTTTGACATGAGTTCAATCGGTCTGCTGGAAATCATCTATATGGTCGATTTTTCTTTGCCTGTTGCGCAAATGCTCGAACTGCAGGACTTTTCAGAATTGATCTGGATTGACCACCACAAGACCGCTATGGAGGCAAAGGAGCTTGCCGGGGTACTCGGGAAAAGGGGCGTTGATTTTTCCGGGTGTGAGCTGGCGTGGATGTATTTTGCCCCTGGAACGCCTATGCCGCCTGCCGTGTATCTGCTCGGGCGGTATGACGTGTGGGACCATTCGGCTAACCCTGACGTGCTGCCTTTTCAGTACGGCATGAAGAAGTTCAAAAGCACTGCGCCTGAGCGGGCGGGGTGGCTGTGGCAGATGTTATTCAGCGCCGGGTGGGATGACACGATAATCAAAGAGATCTGCGAGGCTGGCCGGTATATCGAGGATTACGAGCGGTCAAAGTCTGCATTCGCTGCTGGGATTACGGCGTTCGAAACTTATTTTGCTGGTCATCGGGCTATCGCGATGAATGTGTGGCCTGCAAGCTCTATCATGTTCGCTTCTGTTTTTGATCCGGCGCGGCACGATATCATGGTTGCGTTCGGGATCGTCCGGGGCAAGTGGTCAGTGTCGGTTTATGGCGGGAATAATGAGGTTGACGCGGGGGAGATCGTCAAGCGATACGGGGGCGGCGGTCATAAAAGCGCTGCTGGTTTCGTCTCTGACGTGTTGCCTTTCAGTTGCGGGGTTGATGAGGTGGCTGCATGAGCGATAGCATAAAAGACCTTGGCCCGCGGCTGGATGGTTGCCGCGCTTATCCTGGCGGTAAAGTCCCGGTGACGTGGTGTAAGGAAAATCAAGGAGAATGGTGCGGGCGGTGTAAAAACAGGAGGGTTAAGAGGGGCGGCGTGCTTCAAGTGCGTGACGGTGTGGTGGGAACGGTGGCGGCATGATCCATATGAATTTGAGGAAAGAAGGTGCTTGGCATATCAGTTTCCCGGCTGGGGGGTTGACGTTGCCTGCTTCGTTTTTCAAGTACGCGGCTGAAGTCCTGGTAAAGGATATTCAGGGCCGGATGAATCGCGGCGTTGGCGCTGATAATCAGTTGATGGTCGATAATGCGGCGAACACGCGGAGCGCGGCGGGGTATGCTGGGCAACTCGGGAAGCTTAAAAAGGCGGGGACGTATGGAGGGAAGAGCTTCGGCGAGCGAACGGGGTGGAAGCGTAAGCGGCCTTCGGTGGCTTCCGGCTGGCTGCGCGATCATATCAAAGTTGCCTCGGTCGGCGTAAATGGCGCTGTTGTCCATGTCGAGGATGCGCCTTACCCTGATAGCGAGTATGGTGCAACAACCCTGATGGCGGCAAACTTTCTGCAGGTCGGGACCAAGGCGCATGTGATCCGGCCACGCGGGCAATGGCTGCTCAGGTTCCCCACGTCCAGGGGGGTTGCTTTTGCAAAACAGGTGAATCATCCGGGTACTGTTCCGCGTGCCTTTTTCGGGATTTCGCCTGCCTATGAGAAGCAGATGATGAAGCGGGTCGAGCAGATCATCAGCAAGATTATCGAGGACGGTTTTAAATGAGCAATTCGAATGATGGGCTGTCAAAAGATGACCTGTATAAAAAATATAATATCGTCAAGATGGAGCTGGAGATTACCGGCGCGGAGCTGAAAAACAAAATCGGGAAAACGAAAATTTCCGTTTCCGATTATGTTTCCAGGCTGAAGGCGCAGGGGATGAGTGCGAAAGACATTCAGGCCCTGCTTATCTCCGATTTGAAGACTGGTGGCCCGCTGTTCTCTGAGCTGCGGGCCACGTTCGTTTCCCCGTTCTCTTCTTCTGCTTCGAGGATTACCGCGACGGTTGCCAATTTTGCGGCTGCGGGCGGTGATGCGGCTCAGAAAATGGTTTGGATCGCGTCGTTCAAGAACACATGCACTTCCTGCGTTCCACGGCATGGGGTTGCAAAGTCCTATGCGGAATGGGTCAAGGTTGGGCTCCCTGGGAATTTCGGCTCGTATTGCAACGGCTATTGTCAGTGCCGGCTGTTCCCGATTGAATACCCTGGCGTTGCTGACATGAAACTGCCGAATAATCGGAAGCAGTGGAAGGCATTGATGACGGGCGGGGATAAGGGGAAATTGCCGGGTGCCCTGGCCGAGGCTGAAAGGTTGCTGGCGAAGCAGCAGAAGGTTGTCGCTGTGCGAATAGCGGCGGCGGAAAAGCATGCTGCCGACCTTGAAGAAAAGGCGAAGAAGCTGAAAGACGATATCGAGATATCGCAGCAGGCCCTGGCGGCACAAAAAACGCTCCAGGACGCGGCGAATGATCACCTGGCTACGCTCACCTTCATTGCTGACGGAAAAACGCCTACGCCTTCCGTGCTGATCCCTGGTAACGGCAATATACTCGGCGGCGGACGGGCTACTGTTCAGAGCTGGAAGAGGTTCAGAAAAACGGTCAAGGACGAACCTGATTTTGTCCTGCCTGCCCATCTGGAGGGGAAAAAGGAACTTGCGTCCGGCGTGATCATCAAAGAGGCGGACGGTAGAATATGGCTCGTTGAGCCTCGGGACAATTTCGGCGGTTATAAAATGACCTATCCGAAAGGTCGGCTTGAGTCTGGCCTTACCCCTGCTCAGAACGCGGTGAAAGAGGCGTATGAAGAAACGGGGCTCAAGGTCGAGCTGACTGGATTTGTCGGAGATTACGAAAAGACGGAAACTTTCACGCGGTATTATGTCGGGCGGCGGGTCGGCGGAGATCCGGCTTTCGCCCATTGGGAGAGTAACAGGGTCCGGCTGCTCACACCTGATGAAGCGCGGAAATATCTGAATGTGCCTGTTGACCGGGAAATCCTTGACGATTTCCTTGCTGGTGGACAGCGCAAGGAGCTTGCGGATAGGCTGCGGCTGATCCCTGGGAGCCAGAAGGGGACGAACGCGGGCGGCATGTATGTCGATTCGGTGTCTGGCGAGAAGTACTATGCAAAGTTCTACGGGGACGCGAAACAGGCGCGGTCTGAGTTTGCCGCAAACGAGATAGGCAAGGCGCTTGGCGTACAGACCCCTGAAAGTCAGTTGCTTGAAATGGTAGGGCCTGGCGGGGAGGCGCGGCTTGCTATCGTCACGAAGTGGGAAGATGGGCTTGAACGGCTGAACTTGCGGAATAATACTTTGCTGCTGGAGAACGCGGAAGAGCTTGCAAAGCATCATCTGAATGCTGCGCTGGTGGCAAATTGGGATGTTGTCGGGTTCGAGTTTGACAACCTGCTGCGGATGCCAAACGGCAGGATTGTTGTTGTTGATTCTGGCGGCGCATTCAGGTTCCGGGCTCAGGGCGCGGGGAAGGCGTTCGGGCGCGATCCTGCGGAGTTCGACAGCCTGCTTGATTCTGCGGTCAATCGGCAATCAGGTTCCGTTTTTTCTCCTGTCGTTGAGGGCTACACGTCAAAGCAGCCGGAAAAGCTCATCGTCTGGCTGCGTGGACTTGATGATGCTGCTATAAGGGACGTATTCGACCGGTCCGGGGTCCGCGACTGGGAGTCGATGGCGGAAATTACTGCTGCCCGGCGCGACGCTCTGATCAAAAGACTTGAGCGGTATATCGAGCGGCCCAAAGAGACGGATGCACGGGTTATCGTCAGCATCAAGGAGGCTGTTGAAAAAATCAAGGCGTCGCGGCTCAACGGGTATGCTATCCCCCTTGATGAGGATGATATCGAGGATGTGTATGTTCTCTTTTGGGAGGAGATCGGAGCGGACGGAAATAAGAAGCTGCGGGCTCGGATGAAATTGACGCCGCGCGGCGGTGAAAAGGTCGATGCTATCTTGCTTGATGAGCTTGGCGCACCGGCTGTGACTTCGGCGAGGAGGTTTTCGAAAACCGGGCCTCAGCCTTTGAGCGATGATTTCTACTATGACAAGGTCATGGCCGGGGTAAAGAATATTGCTTACCATGTAAAAGACGGCGTCTATAACCTTGAGAAAATTGCACTCATGAAGGCGCAGGAGGTGCCGCTTAAAAAATTGATGGCAAGCGGCTCAGTGCAGCAGAAGCAAATGGCGATGAAATATTTGTACGCGATAGATGACGCGGAAAAGGCCATGGCTGCGAAAGGGATGCCGGGGAAGCTAGAGCAGTTCCTGTATGAGGCCCCCAAGGGCAACGTTGAATCGGTTGCGGAGAAAGTGCGCGGGGCGGCTCGGCCAAAGGTTGAACCGTTTCGGGCTGAGGGTAAAGCTGTTGATAATGGCAAGGCTGCGGTCCATGGGGACAACACCCCTTCCTACCTGTCTGATCAGCGGCTATACTCTTTCGATTTGTCCGGGGACGTGACGGCCCGCTATGTCCCGTGGGGCTACGGAGCGAACAAGTATGCCTTGCGCGGGCAGATGGATTTGTTCATTGATGGGGGCGCGACTGAAAAAAATATTCAGGACGCAATTGATGCAATCGCTGATCTTGGCATCAAGAATAAGATGGCTGATCCTGACTATATCGAGCTGGTCTATCTGCATAAGCACGCTTATCTACGCGGTGACGATCTGAAGGCGGAATACCTGGTGATCTGGAATAATACATCCCTGCAGACGAAAGAGAAGGTCGAGAAGATCAAGGACTATTTCGAGGCTGACGGGTTAAAAGTTCGGGGGAATCCTGCTTATATGCCGATGGGGGAGTATAATCATTTTGGCCAGGGGCGTATTGTGTGGCGTCGGTTCGATATCTCTCGGGAAAAAATCAAGGAAGAAATGCCGGATTTCCGTATTTATCATTCTCTGACTGGTGGCGCGTCTGTGGATAAATTGATTGATAATGTCTTGAATTCTGGTGGCGAGTTTTCCGCGACGAATGAGCGGCTCAGGCGCGGGATTAACGCTTTAGGTACAAGCTCACAAGAGGCGGATATGAGCACGGGCGGTGCTGGGTATTTTTTCACGCGTATAACAAAAAGCGCAGCCAGAAAAGGGGCGATTGAATGGGATGTGTCAGAACTTTCCCGAATTGACTCTGTCAGTTACGAAGGAGACTTTTACGGTGAGGTTAAAGACAATTCAGTAATCCGCCGAAGAAAAATAAATATATCTGGGTGGAAAGCGAATGCTGCATTCGGTTCTAACGAGACAATTTTCAAACATGGTTTGGATATCTGGCACGTTACCGCGATTAATACAAGCAGCCTTGTTGAGCGGTTGAAGGTTCTTGATGTGTTCAGGAAGCATAAGATTTCCGAAATAAACGGGAAAAAAATTGAGGATATAGTCAGATGATATCTGCTGAACTGAAAAATAAAATTGGCGCTCTGGTTGACAGCGGAAGTGTTTTTACGTTCCACGAAATGGATATCGCGCCGGTGGTCGGGCTCATTGATTTTGGCGATGATACAATTTATTGGTGCGACTGGTTCCCAGAAGATCAGCACCATTTCCATGTTTTGGTTGTCTATGGGGTGAGGATGATCAACAAATGGAATTTTGAGTTGCTCACTGACAAGGGGAGGGTTTCGTTGAACGCGCTTGAACCGTATGAGGAGCGGTACAAATTGAATTGGCAACGGTGGGTTGATTGTAGGGGCGGCTATAAAGAAGATTTGCGACGGATAACCGAATAAGGCTTGCTCACTCTGCCTTTTCGCCGCAGATCGCCCAGGCTATACATGCTGCCCATGCAACAAATGTCCAGCCTAATGCGATGCTCACTATCGACAGGCTTTTTATTTTTTTAACCTTCCTGGCGCGGGCTATGAATACCGGGATGAGGTATATTAAAAGGGCGAATGCTGCTGGTATTCCCATGTGCCATAGGTTGTTTATTGCGCTCAGGAACTTCTCTAATAAAAACATATTTTTTCTTCCTTGTGCGTTTTGGTGATTAAGGCATTATTATTTCATAATAACCCGTTTAACATGATATCAAACTTAATGGAATAGGTGATTTTATGAGCAGAAGTATGGCTATACAAAATAACGCTTCAACGGACGAAGCGGGAACAGATATTGCTACTCAGGGGCTTCATGCTGCGGCTGGGATAATTTCAATGACTGAGCGGTTCCTTGACGGTTTCTCCTCAACGCAGCTTGCTCGTGACGACATCGAGATTGTACAGCAGAGCTGTGTCGGAACTCGGATGTTGATTGATGAGGTTCTCAACAGGTAAAAGCATCAAGTCGGAATTGCCTTTGTAAGCCGCTGCCACTGGAAAATGGTAAGCGGCTTTTTTGTTTTTCCCCTTGATTTTGTGCAGGTATCTTTGTAATTTGTGGCTGTCACGGCAAAATCCGTGATCTGGTTTGCAAGCCAGGATTCGAGGTGGGCATGCCGCCGCTTATAACAAGCATCAGGCGGCTTTTTTTATGCCCACGGCTAGGCTCTCGCATTTCTTTTTGGGCGGGCCTGGCGGGGAGCTTTCGGGCTCGCCGGTTCTCGAATCCGGTCTTGCAACCTGCCAGGTTCCGTCCTTTTCGTTTGCAAGCGTTGGGGACTGAATTTCCAGCATTCTCTATTCGAGGTGTAGTGTCATGCAATCCAAAAACGTCATAGACTTGAATAATCGTAGTAACCTTGGGGCGCGCCCTGCAACAAGCGGTCTTCCTTGTGAGAATATGTTACGGCAGGCGTCTGGAGTTGCAAAGTTGGTCGATATGTATCTTGACAACGGGGTCAATACTGTTGCCGAAAAAGAGATCATTCAGCAGGCGTGCGGTGCAATTTCAAGCCTGATCGATGTGGCGTTGCATAATTAATTTATAAAAAATCCTGCTTATTTTCCCAAAAAATATACTCCTAAAAATAAAAAAGTCATTGAGCCCCTGTCTTTTCGGAGATAGGGGCTTTTTTGTTGTTTTTTGTTAAACATCTGTGAACATTCGGAAACATTCGAATGTCATTCGCCGCATCATATGTGCCGTGTAACTGGTTATTAAATCATCTTTTTTAGGAGATATAGCTTTTCGTCAGATCTTGCGCTTTATGCGACCGCATATGCGACCGCATTGCGACCGGAATGCGGATTTTATGCGTTGAAAATGCGCTTGAATTTTGGCCAAAAAACACCCGAAAAAGTGAAGGGTAATATTGTTTGCTAGGCGGATAATTTCCGATTTTGAAGGGTAATATTGATTGATAGGTTTGACGAAATTCAAGGAAAAATATTCGTAATGTGTTGATATTAAAAGATAAAACCATCATGCGGTCGCAATGCGGTCGCAATGCGGTCGCATTACGGGCGGATATGCGGAGTTAAAGCGACCGGAATGCCCCTTTCCTTTCCTTTCCCTTATAAAAAATAATAGCCTCGTTTATTTTTTTTCTCTGGATTTTTCCTAACACATTTCCTGCTGAGAGAAGTTGAAAAAAACCTTGACGACATAAAAAAGAAAATCTATTATCCATGGTGAATAGATTTTTATCTTAACCGGCGAGAGCCTCATGGAGAAAAAGCGAGATGCCTTTCAAAGCAAAAGTTGATGAAAACGGGTTTGTGGTGGTCAAAGACGGCAATGCGGTGTTGCTCAACGACGCAGGGGAAGAGGTCATGTTCACGGCACCTGAGAAGGTCAGCGAGCTTAACCGGGAATCTGCGAGCCGCAGGCATGAAATCAAAGAGCTGAAAGAAAAGCTCTCGCCGTTTGATGGCCTGGATGCTGCCGAAATCAAGGAGCTGAAGGCGTTCAAGGAGAATAACAAGGACGCAAAAACTCAAATCGAGCAGATCAAGGCTCAGATCGCCAAAACCTACGAGGAACAGATCGCCGGGAAAGATTCCGTCCTTTCGGAAAAAGATAAGCTGATCCGCAAGTTGTCTGTCTCAAATCAGTTTGTCGGGTCAAAGTTTTTGACGGAGAACACCGTTTTGCCGGCTGAAATCGCTGAAGCGTATTTTGGCCAGTATTTCGAGGTGCGGGACGGCGGGTCTGTGGTCGCAAAGTTCGGAGGCAATGATATTTATTCCAAGACCAAGCCGGGGGAGCTGGCTTCGTTCGAGGAAGCGATTAAGCACATTGTCGAAAATTCCGCGTTCAAGGACGCGATCATGCGTGATCCTGGCCAAAGCGGAACGGGAGCGCTGGGTGGACAGAGAAAGCCCGCGACGGGCGGCGGGGTGAACCCGTGGATGAAGGAAACAAGAAACCTCACTATGCAAAGTAAAATTGCCTCGGAAAACCCGCAACTCGCCAGCAACATGAAGGCGGCGGCGGGAATTCAGACCGGGGCGTAAAATAAAAAGGACGGTAAAAAATGCCCCCCACTTTAGGCGCAGATATCACAATTGTTCCGGAAGAATTTCTTCCCCATGTAATCGAGTACTCCACGAAGTTGTCGGCGCTTGTTCAGGCTGGCATCGTTATTCCTGACCCTGTTTTCGACGCGGAAGCGAAGAAGGGCGGGAAGCTGATTGATATGCCATTCTGGAAGGATGTCGATGATGATTCGCAGGTCATTGACGACACTGTTGACACCACTATCAACCCCATTGACCAGAGCGGTGATATTGCGGTCAAGCTCATGCGGGAAAATGCGTGGGGTGCGTCTGACCTGTCCGCTGCCCTGGCCGGGTCTGATCCGGTTGACTCTCTGGCTCAGATGATCGGCGGGTACTGGGCAAGGGAGGAGCAGCGCGTTTTGATGTATGTTCTTAACGGGGTGTTTGCCGACAACCTTGCGAATTTCACGGGTGATCTGATCTATGACGCGTCGGTCGCTGATATTGCCGACGCGACATATGGCAACTATCTCTCCGGCGAGGTCATCATCGACGCAAAATCGCGGCTTGGTGACGCACACGGGAAATTGACGGCGATTGCTATGCATTCCGTGCCGTACCACAACCTGGAGAAGCTCGGCCTGGTCAAGTATATCCAGACCATCAGCACTGACGGCACGACCACGACCACGTCCGTGGCGCAGGGCGAGCCGAATCTTGTTGCAACCGGCATTCCTACCGTGTTCGGTCGGCGTGTTGTGGTTGACGACACGCTGCCCGCTGTCGCCGTGACTGGTGGGTACAAATACACGTCTTATCTGTTCGGGGCTGGCGCGATTGCCCGCGGTGAAGGTACGCCGAAGCACCCGTTTGAGATGGCGCGTGTCGCAAAGCGCGGAATCACAGAGATCTACCACCGAAGAAACTTCATTCTGCACCCGCGTGGTGTCAAGTTCCTTAATGCCAGCGTTGCAAAGCAGTCGCCGACGAATGCGGAACTGGCCCTTGCCGCCAACTGGTCGAGGGTGTGGGAAAAGAAAAATATCCGGATTGTCAAGCTGGTAACGAACGGATAAAGGGTTGCCGCAGAAAAAGCGAAAAGCCGGGATTTGGGGTTTACCCGAACCCGGCTTTTTTTGTTTAAAGATTTCATGTTTGAGGTGGTCGATATGATGCAATGGAATTCGTTGAATATTATGCCTGGCCTGGTATTTGAAGGGGCGCTTCCCGATGGCGCTGAAAAGGTGCACGCCATGCGCGGGCTCCCGATTCCTTGCCGTGTGTGGGTCGAGCCTGCTGCCGGTGATACTGTGGCGGTCGAGTATAGCTATAACAACGGGAAGACGTGGAAGCCGTGGGCTAACGGCCCTGTCACCGTAAACGCAGAGGACGGGCTTGACCTTGGGGTCACGCATCTGAAATTCCAGCGAACTGCAGGCGAGGGCGTAACCTCTGCTTATGGGGTGTGCTGATGATCGGCTGGAGAAATGAAAGCAGGGTTGCGATTGATTTTGCCGCTTTACCGCCTGCTGCACAGAATCCTGGTCGAGCTATCCGCTGCAATCCTTTGGTTGTCGGACAGCCTTATTTCTGGATGGAATCAGATGGGGAATTCTGGCGTCCGCTTGGTGGTGCGCAGGTGTTGTATTCACTCAATGCGGATATCCAGATGCCAGCGTCACCTACGTCTGATTGGGTTGAATGTGTGTCAATACCTATCCCGCCTATGATGTTTCCGGACAGTCGGCTTGCCTTACGCACTATTATTGGTATTGATAAGGTTGGTACTGCTGATATTCTTAACGTTTATCAGAAGTTTAGTGCTTCTGAAACTGCACCAAACCTGTTTCAGTCAACACTAAGTATGACAGCAGTGTCGGGTGGTATGACAAACCAGGCATCGCGAGAAACTTCCACCACGTTCCGCAAACACGGAGCGGCAGGAGCGGCAACAAATGCAGCATTATCTGTCGTGTCTGTTACAGCTCGCATGGCTGCAGTAACTGTGCAGGATCTTGATACTCAAACTAACTATTTCTCAGTATGGGGGCGGCTGACCACGGGCGGATTAGGAGATTACGGGATTCTCCATGAGTTCAACATGGAGATTGTTGGATGAGAACAGTTAATTTTACAGACCTCCCTCCGGCTGTGTTGAATTCTGGGCGGAAAATGCGTTGTAATCCGCTGGCCGCCGGACAGTCGTACTTCTGGATGGAATCTGATGGTGTGTTTTGGCGACCATGGTGTGGTGCACAAGTGCTGTATTCGCTTGCTGCGCCTATAACGTTTTCTGATGTTGCCGGGCTGCAGCTTGGCTTGTCCGTACCTGTTCCACCGAAATTACTACCTGACGGTCGTGCACGACTGCGCGTTGTCGCGGGGTTTGATCATCTTGGCGGGGTCACTCAGTCACCGGCTATTCAAATAAAAATAGGGCCACTTCAAGAGGATAACGAGCCGAATCTTATCAGCATTGCATTGGTCACGGCAAATATTTCTTTAGGAATGGTGCAGCAGTTCTATAGGACTGCGCCAACAGTAATGCGCAAACAGGGTTCTGGTTCTGTAGGTAACGCCGCATCGATGTCTGGGAGTGGCTCTGTCGTGAGACCTGCAGGATGGGATGTCGGGGATATGGACACTGTAACGAATTACCTCACAGTTTGGCAATCTCTCGCTACAGGAAACATTGGAGAATATGGCGTACTGCACACTTTCATTCTTGAATTAATCGGATAAGGAAAATATGAAAACAAATTTAACAATGGCGGAAAGAGAAGCGCTCCCAAACAAAGCCTTGTGTGTTGCTCAAGGTGATGGCTTGTGGACGGTATACGAAGTTGGCGATACTCTGCCGGAATTGCCTGTGCCGGTGGTCACGCCCGAGGTTTCACGATTTCAGTTTAAATTGGCTTTGGCGCAAGCTGGGTTATTGAAACTTGTTGAGGACTATGTCGCAGGATCATCGGATATGCAGTTGAAAGTCTTTTGGGCAGAGGCCCCGCTGTTTGCCCGTAATCATCCGATGGTTGTCGGGACAGGCGCTGTTCTCGGTAAAACCGATGCGGAGCTTGACGGCCTTTTCACTTTGGCGATGAGCTTATAAAGGGGCTGGTGATTTATGGCATATTCACAAGATACTGATTTTGCGAAATACGAGAAGCGTGTTCTTGACCTGTCTTCGTCAGGTGAATGGACGGGGAAACACGATCTTGCCGGTGAGGATATCGACTTGAGGCTTACCGCAAAGGGAATTGATCCTGCCGAATTGACCGTAGAAGGGAAAGAGCAGCTCAAGAAAGCATCAGTGTTCCGGGCGCTGTATCTCATTTTTGACGAACTCGCATCAATGGGGTCGGAGCTGCACGCCGCGAGAAGCGAATCATACGGGAAGCGGTTCAAGGAGGAGTTCGACTTGCAACTCAGTATCGGGCTTGACGCTGACGCTGACAACGGGGCCGAACAGGGGTCTATCTCTATCGAGCTGGTGCGCTGACATGAGTGACGGGGATAATGTCATTGAGGCGGGGAAAACGCGTCTTGAGTCAATTACGGTGGTTAACGGGTACACTCTTGATGTCGGGTATGTCGAAAGGCAATTCGCTTGGCCTGATGAAATCGGGCAGCGGTTTCCTGCGCTGCTTATCATCCCTGGCGGGGTTGTGCCGCTGGAGAAGGGAATGCAGAGCTATAACCAACCAGTGGACAGGCGAATTTCTGTTTTTTGTTATGTTTTTGAACAGCATAACCCGTCTTCTGCTCTGGAGAATTTGCAGGCTGAGGTATTGAAGGCTTTTTTCTCTGAGCCTGCTTGTCTTGGCGGCGCGGTAAGCGACATTCGGTGGGTTGGCGCTGATTCGTCGGCGTCGGCGTTTTCGGTTGTCGGGTTCAATGTTGGGTTTCTGCCGCCGATCGGGGTGGCGCGGATGGATTTTATTTTCCGGCATAATCAAAATTTAGTTGGGGGTGCATGATGGGAAGAAAATTTACTAATAAAATGGCTTTACTGATCGGTGCGGAGGGCGCGGGAAATTACGGCATTCCGCCCACCCCATACGATAACACGAATTATGAGGGGGTTATTGTTTCCTCGCCGAATATCAAGCCGACCGGTGAAAAAATTGTGCGGGATTTCGTCCGTACAACTTTCACCAAGACTGCAAACGGCGTCGGCAGAAAGCTGAACGCTATTTCCTTCAATACGGAGTTCAAGGGGACAAATAATGCAGCGAATCCCGAGTCCTCTTTTTATCTGCATACACTGATGAAGGCGTGTGGCCTTATCCCTGTTTCGCTCACCTGGTTGTCTTCTACCGGCACGGGTGCGTCTGTATGCGACAAGGTGTATCTCATCGAGCTGAAGAACACGGACAATTGTCATGAGCTGACGCTTTATGAAAACCTCTGGATGGTGGACAATGCGGCTACGCCGTTGAACGTCAAGGCTGTAGTGGTCGGCCTTGGTCGGCGCAAGGATTCCGACGCGGACACCGCCCATAATGACCTGCTCGCCATTGCTATCCCCACGGCATCGACTGTTGATCTTACAAAAACGCATGTGTTCCGCAGGGATAATGCCGGGGCTCCTGCCGCATTGACGATTGTTGAAGCGTTGTTCGTTGCCTCCGCTTCGGTGATGTGGCGCGGTGCGGCGTTCATGCCCACTTCCGCGTATCAGAGCATCGTTGACCAGGCTTTCACGGCGCATTATCAGCTTGACGATATCAGGCACGAATCGCCCGGCTGTCTCGGGTCTTTTCAGCTTGTGATTAAAGACGGGTCTGTTCCGAGCCTTGATTTCAATATTACCGGGCTATGGAAAGACCCGATTGACCTTGCTCCGATTGCTGGGATCGTCTTCCCTGACTGGCAACCGCCTTCCGTCTGTCGAGCCAATTTTATTATTGCGCAAAACGGCGGCGCTGGCGTCGGCCTGACTTCAGTATTCAGGCCGAGCTTTACACAGTTCAGTTTTGATATTGGAACGGCTGTTACTCTCATTCCGAACTGCAACGCAACGGAATGCGCGGGGGAGGTCGGCATTACAGATCGGAACTCAAAGGGCAGCGTTGATCCGCTGGTGGATAGTCTTTCTGCATTCAACCCGTGGTCAACCTGGAGCGCCGGGAGCACAAAGTTTATTTCTTTCTGTATCGGATATGCGGCGACGGGAGACAAGGGCAAGGTGGTCATGTTCAATGCCCCTGAAGCTGTCTTTGAGGGTAACGGGTATCAGGACAGAAGCGGGATGGCTGCGTATGCTATCGAATTGTCGTTTGCGGGTAATGCTGATGATGAATTTGTTTTCATTTTCGGTTAATCTATAATCCATGTATAATAGGGAATTGAGGTTTTAAATATGCGTGATTTGTCGAAAAAAAAGAACGTGATGGAGATTCAGGACGGTGTGTCCGGAGATATTCATGAGCTGTTTTACCGGCTCCCCACCAACACGGAAATTGCCGCCTTTCATGCCTCCTGCTTTGCGCGGGAGGGGAATACCATCAAGGTCAATGTCCATGGTTCCCGCGTGCAATACGGGTTGCTTGTCCTGGAGGGATTCACGAAAGGGTCTTTCGGTCTTGATGGAAAGCCGTTTGCAAGCGATCCGGCAGACGCGGATTATATGGAGAACTGGAAAGACATTCTGAGGGAAGAGGCTTCCGATATCCTGGCCGTGTTCGCGGTGCAGGTGTTTGAGGGCACGAAGGTCCGGAAAGGCGGTGGCGTGAAAGTTGATTTCGTGGGCGGAAGCGGCGGCGATGGGGGAACCGATAAGCTCCCTTTAGCGCCGGGCCTGGCTTCGATTTAATCGCGGAGCTTGAGGCGTATTTCGATGGGGGGTGTACTGATGCGCGGCGGAAGAAGTGTACTGCAGACAATGGGGTGTATCTGGATGCCGTCTGCAAGTCGTGCGATAGGCGGGACTGGTCCCCATCGGAATACGTTTCAACCCTGTGCGATATCGTGTTGTTAATCGAGGCTGGCTTTCATTTTGGGACCGAAGATTTCCCGCTTTCCTATTGGCTGGATATCGGCAGGGCGAGGATGTTTTTCCGTGCGCGGTTTAATCCGCTTTAGGGTGCGTTGATGGGCGAAAATAGATTTCGAATAGTGATCGAGGCCGACAACAAGGGGCGTCCTGTCATCAAGCAGGCGGAGAGCGACCTTGACAGCCTGGGGAATAAGGCGAAAGGGGCGGGGCAGAAGGTCGATAGTGCGTTTAGTGGCATGGGGCGGGCATCGAGCACGTTGCTTTCTACCTTGTCCGGGCTGGTCGGCGTGTTCGGCGTTGGTTTCGGAGTTGCGCAAGTTGTTGCCATGGCCGACGAATACCAGAACCTGAATGGCAGGCTGAAACTGGTTGTCGCCACCCAGCAAGAGCAGGCTGCGGTTGAAAAAGAGCTGTATGAATCCTCGCAGGATGCGCGGGTTGGGTATGGGCAGACCATAGACCTGTACGCGAGGATGGCGCGGGCGACGAAGGAAATGAATGTCGAACGGGCGGACCTCCTGACGGTTACTGACTCCATCAATAAATCGCTGATCATCTCCGGGGCATCTGCTGAGGCGGCGAATGCGGCTTTGATTCAGCTTGGCCAGGGCCTGGCGTCCGGGACGTTGCGCGGCGAGGAGCTGACCTCTGTGCTTGAGCAGGCCCCTCGCTTGGCTGAGGCGATCGCGTCCGGCATGGGTGTTGGTATCGGCGAGCTGCGGCGGCTTGGAACTGAAGGCGAGTTGACGGCGGAAAAGATTCTTGGAGCACTCTTGAATCAGACTGAGAAGATCAACAGCGAATTTGCGCAGATGCCGAAGACCATCGGCCAGGCCATGACGGTTATTAATAACACGCTTGGCAAGTTCATTTCCGATACTGATCGGGCGGGGAGTCTTACCGCGTCGCTTGCTGGCGGAATAATTGAGGTTGCCGAAGCGACTGATAAGTGGACGGAAGAGAATGACGAATTGCTCAAGCAGGACATCCCTGCCATTCTCGGGGCTGCGTGGGATGCTATGCAGTTTTACGATGATGAGGTGGAAGTGCTTGTCGAGGTGTTGATCGCTGCCAAGCTGGCACAGCTCGCTTTCAACGGCGTGGTTGCTGCGAACCCGTATCTGGTCGCTGCTGCTGCTGTAGTCACGTTGAATGAATCGCTGAAGGCATACGGCCTTGATCTTATTTCGGTGCGGGATAGTGCGGGGCGCTTTGCTGATGATATCGGCGATATGTACGATGTCGCGGCGGGCGATCGCGATGCAATGACGGGGAAATGGGTTGCTGAGGGCGAGCAGATCGGCAGACAGATTGCTGCGCTCAAGACGGAGCTTGCGGCGGCGTCGCAGACGGAAAAGCCGTGGTATCTGTTTTCTGCCTTCCCTGATGCTCAGGCGGGCGCTGAGAATGTGCGACGGCTCACTGCTGAGATCGAGGCGCTGCAACGGCGGTTGTCGGCGGTTAATGCTGATGAGCTGAAAGACAGCGTCGCGTGGTTTTATGCTGCGCAAACTACGGAAAAGGAACCTGTCAAGAAGAGCGGGCCTTTCGTTCCGATGTCGGATGATGAGGAAAAGGAAAGTTCCTTTTTTAGCTCTTTGCGGGCGCAAAAGCCTTCTGCGGCGGCAATCGCCGAGGCAAAAAAACTTGCCGACGAATGGGCGAAGCTGAAAGAAGAGCTGGAGAAAGACATCAGGATCGGCGGTGTTGATGGCCTGGCCCGCGACCTGATGGAGATCGGCATCAAGGCTGAAGAGCTGCGGGAAGCGGCGGTAAAGGGCGGCGGCAATAGTGCCCTGGTCGATTCCTGGGAGAAGCAGGCGCGGTCTGTTGCTCTCCTGAATTACAACCTGGATGAGCAGAAAAAGCTTGTTGACCAGGTGGCGAAAGCACAGGGCGCGTGGGATAGCGCGGCTATTGCGGGGATGACTGGGCAGGAACAGGCCATTGCAAGGGTGCGGGCGGAGTTCGACAAGAACCGGCAAGAGGTCGCTGAAAGTGCGGGCTTGCTGGATAAGTCGAGCGCGGATGTCATCATTGCAATCCAGGCGATTGACAAGGCCGAGGAGCGGGCGGTCAACACTATTGTCCGGACAAACGAGCTTGGCGGCAAGAGCTTGGAAGAGCTGGCGGAGAAGTTCAGGGATATCGAGAAGGGCGCGATGTCTGAGTTTGACAGGGGCCTTGCTGAGATCAACGAGAAATTCTATGAAATGCGCGACGTTTTGCCCGGCTTGATTGAACTCCCGGGAATGACGTTTGAAAAACTTGCGGAGCTTGACGAGCGGCTTGCGGCACAGCAAGAGGACGCGATTGATCGATTTACCCGCGATGAGGGGAAGTTAACGAACTACTGGCAGGCGATGGCGGCAGGCGCTGGGAGCTACGGCGATACGATCGAGGATGTTTTCCGGGGGATTGCTGAGGCGACGGAAAACGCTTTTGGCAGCATGGATGATATGCTTGTTGACTTTGTCGTCAAGGGGAAATTCGACTTCTCCGGATTCATTGATTCCGTCCTTGCCGACCTGGCGCGGTTGGCGATTCAGAAGGAGGTCACGGGGCCGCTGTCAAGCGCCTTGATGTCATTTGCGAGCGGCATGTTCGGCGGCGCGTCGTCTTCGGCGGCTGTTCCGTTTGATACTACCACGGCAGTGTGGGCGCATTCTGGGGGGACTGTCGGTTTCGGCGGTTTCGGAAATGGCATGCGGCAGGTTCAGAGTGATTTATTTCGCAACGCGCCACGGCTTCACAACGGCCTTGCTGCTGATGAGTTTCCGGCGATCCTTCAGCGGGGGGAGACGGTTACGCCGAAGGGTCAAGCGGCGGGCGGTGGCGGGATTGTGGTTAATCTTATCGAGTCGCCGGGCGGTGGCGGAAAGGTTGAACAGCGCGATAGCGGCCAGGGTGGCGAGCAAATGATTAATATTTTTGTTGATCAGATTAAGGGGTCAATCGCACGCGATGTGACGATGGGGAGCGGGGTTATCCCTGCGGCGATAACGCAGACATACGGGCTGAACAGAGTCCCAGGGGGATATTGATATGGCGTTTTGGCCTGGTTTGCCGTCTCCGAAAATGAGCGGATATAAAATAAACCCTGGATCGCAAACAATCACCAGCGATATGGAGGTGGGGCCTGCTCGGGTAAGGAGGATTACGAAGGCGAGGGGGGACCGTGTCACATGCAGATGGGTTTTTACGGGGGCGCAGATGGCCGTGTTCAGGGCGTGGTTTGATGACGATATTGCCGGGGTCGCTGGTGGCTCGTTATGGTTCAACGGCATGGAAATGTCGGTTGGCGACAACGAGATTGTGACGCCGGACTGTCGTTTCGTCGTCGGGTCAAATGGGCCATTCTCGGCGGAGCCGGTATCGTGCATGGATCAGTTCATTGTGTCCGCTGTCCTTGAGGTGCGTTGATGCCTGACCCTACTCTTTCAGCGGCGATCAAGGAAGCGTATGCTTCGGACCCGAAAAACGTCGTTTATCCGACACTTGAAATCAATCACGATTCATTTACTCAGCCGATCCGTGTTGTCCGCGACAAGGTAAATCTGGTTGCTACACTTGAGGACACAGCCCCGCTGAATCCTGGTGAGTCTGTCGAATTTATCGCTTACCAATTCAATTTGGTAAAGCCTGAAATCGGGCCGTCCGGAGTTCCGCAATGTACGATTGAAATTGATAATATTTCTCGGGAAATCCTGGCGCAAATTGATGCGGCTGTTTCTGGCGGCAGTCAAAACCTTATCACCGTCACATATCGGGAATATCTTGACTCGAACGTTCGAGGCGGGGCGGCTGTGGCCGTCGGCGCGCCTGAAATGGCAGGCGCTTTTTATCAATCCGCTGGGGCTCCGGCTGGCTCTGCGGTGCCATTCGGCGTGTATTTGACAGACAACGGCAATGGAACTTTCGACATCCTTGTTTCGTGGGAGCGCTATGCCGATATCGCACCGCTCAAGGCTGACTATGTCTTGCTATTCACGCGGGCAGATGCTGCGCCGCCGTCTATTCAGGACACTGTCCGCGCATTTATGGTCAATCGTAATCGTGCTTATTTTTTGGTAAGCGGGGTGCCCGCGGCTGAGGTCCGGTCAATCGGGATCGCTGCTGCAAGATCGACTGAAAACGGGCTGGAGATCGGGGAAATAAAAACGGGGGAGATGTTGGGCGAAAATTTTATCGACGATATCTCTGTATGGGGTGCAACTGCTGATCGGGTTCTTTCTGGGACGCATTCGCCTGATGGGTCGCCCGGCTATACGCTTACCGACAACAATGTGTTGACTTATGGGTATACTACTTCTGCGTATCTGCCGTATGTCGGTGGGGATGTTTGCTTGTGCGACATTTTTATCGCAAAGGACACAGTTTCTGACAGGGTGGTGCTGCTGCGGTGTTTGAGCTATAACGGCGCGAGTTACCTTGATTTCAGAGTGCGCACTGATACCGGGGAGTATTTGCGGAATGCGGTCGGTTCCGCTGTCTTCACATCGTGGGGAATATACGATTTTGGGGACTGGTGGCGGGTGCGCGTGGCTGGATCTGTAGGGGTGGGCGGTGCTACATTCCGGGTCCGGTTTTATCCGGCTATCGGGCCTGACCTTACGTCAAATACAGTAGCCACAACTGGCAGCGCTACGATTGCCGGGGCAAATTTGTTTAAAGTGCTCGGGACACCGCCTTTCACTCTGCTGAATATCGGCGCGGGAACGGCGAATTACCCGGACAGTATTCCGGGGCCTGAGAATGATCCACCGTTGAAAATGGTACTCTCTGATATCGTCGCTAATCCGTTCCGAATCAAGGCGGTTGCGGGATTCCCTAATATGGCGAATCGGCGTTTTCCTTCTGACGAATACACGGCTGAAGTGTTTCCGGGGTTGGTTAATCAATGAAATGGATCGATGATTATGTGGGGAAGCCTTGGGCGGCTATTGATAATAATTGCTGGGATTTTGTCCGTCTCATCTGGCGGGAGCATTTCGGGCTGGAGGTGCCCGCGGTCGATGTTGACGCATACAGTCGGCTTGCATGTTGCCGCGCTTTGTCGGCGCATGATCATCGGCATGAATGGGTTGAGGTGGAAACGCCTGCTGATGGTGACGCGGTGCTGATGGGGCGGTCAAAGCTCATGGCGCATGTGGGCGTGTTCGTGGCTGGTCGTGTTTTGCACTGCCTGGAGGGGCATGGCGTTGTCTGGCAGCGGTTATCTGATGTCAAGCTTTCCGGACTCAAGAATATACTTTTTTATCGGCATAGGGAGTTGATGAAATGAGCGCTGTTGCATTCATTGTGAGTGATCCTTTCCGGCCTCTTGACTCAAGGAAGAGGATCAGTGCCGTGGTTGGTGCGTCGGTTTCGTCGCTGTCGGTTACTGATCGGCGGCATATCATTATCAGGAATGGCGCGGCTGTGCTGCGGGCTGATTGGGATGAGGAAATTATAGAAGGTGATTTTTTTTCTGTGGTTGTTTTGCCCCGTGGCGGGGGCGGTGGGTCGAATCCTCTGCATATTGTGGCTATGCTGGCCGTTGTGGTTCTCGCAGCGTATACAGGCGGCGCGGCGTTCGGTGCTGTCGGGGCGTTCGGCGCTGGTTCGGCTGGCGGCGCATTCGGGGTTAGTGCGCTGGGGGCTGGTCTTGTTTCTGCTGCTGTAATGGTTGCGGGCTCGGCGCTGGTGAATGCGGTAATCCCGCCCGCGTCTGTGCCTTCTTCTCAGCAAGCTGCCGCCCTGGCGTCGCCTTCACCTACTTATAACTTGCAGGCGCAGGGGAATGCGGCGAGGCTTGAGCAGGCTATTCCTGTGCAGTATGGGAGGCTGAGGTGCTTCCCTGATTTCGCTGCAATGCCGTATCTCGAATATGCCGGGAATGAGCAATACTTGTATATGCTGCTGTGCATCGGGAAGGGCGAGTATGATATCGAGGGAATTTACATCGAGGATACGGACATTGAGTCATTTGCCGAGGTGGAAACGGAAATTGTTCCACCTGGTGGGGCACTTAGTTTGTTCCCGGCGAACGTTGCCAGCTCCGGGGAGGTAAGCGGGCAGGAGTTGTTGAACGGTGCGTTTGTCGGCGGCTTTGTCGCTAATCCTGCGGGTACACTGACAACGAAATTAGGGATTGATGTTGTTATGCCGCGTGGCCTTTATGTCTTTGATACGGAATCCGGCGCAATCGGGAATGTGAGCCTTACAGTGCAAACCGATGCAAGGCTGGTTGATGATGACGGCGTCGCGATCGGGGCGTGGGTGACGCTGGGGACAAAAACTTTTACGTTCAAATCAACAACACCACAGCGGGCAAGTATTCGGTATGCTGTCGCGTCCGGTCGGTACGAAGTCCGCATGACGCGTACTGATACCAAGCAGACCGCGAGCAACTACGGACACGAGGTGGTGTGGGCTGGGCTACGGGCGTACTTGCCAGGGAGTAGGACGTTCGGGAATGTCACGTTGCTGGCTATCATCATGCGGGCGTCGAATAACCTGTCACCACGGGCGAGCAGGCGAATCAACGTGGTTTGTACGAGAAAATTGCCGATTTTTAATGGCGTATCCTGGAGCGCCCCCGTTAAAACCGCGTCCCTGGCGTGGGCTATCGCTGATGTGTGTATGAATGCTGACTATAGCGTCGGGCTCGGCGGTGATGCTGTCGATTTAGCGGGGCTCCTTGAGCTTGACGCAATATGGAGTGCGCGGGGCGATGAGTTCAACGGGCGATTTGATGCGACCATTTCTTTTTGGGAGGCGATAACGAAAATTTGCCGCGCTGGTAGGGCAAAGCCTTTCATGCAGGGCGGGATTATCCGGGTTGCACGGGATAATGAGGACCAGGCCCCTGTTGCTCTGTTCAATATGCGGAATATTAAGCGCGGCTCTTTCTCAATTCACTATGTCATGCCTACAGAGGACACTGCGGACGCGGTTAATGTGTCGTATTTCGATGAGCAGACGTGGACAACAAGGCGAGTTTTGGCGGCGCTTCCTGGGGGAACTACAAATAAGCCTGCGAAAGTTGATTTGTTCGGCGTCACTTCTCGGCGGTTGGCGAATATCGACGGAATTTACAGCGCGGCGTGTAATCGGTATCGGCGGACGTTTATCAGCTTTTCGACTGAACTTGAAGGGCTTATTCCTTCCTACGGGGATCTGATCGCGGTATCACATGATATGCCGATGTGGGGGCAGTCTACGGGCGAAATCGTTGGATATGATGGCTTGGCGCAGACGATTTTATGCTCTGAACCTCTGGTATACACTGACGGGGCTAACCATTATATCGGGATGAATAGGGCGGATGGGTCGCTTGCAGGGCCTTATCAGGTTATGAGGGGGATAGATGACTGCCAGGCCATTTTGCTGGATACTCTTGACTTTGTTCCTTACACAGGGATGGAAAGGGAGCGCACGCGGTTTTCTTTCGGTCCTGGCGAGGCGTGGCGTAAACCGGCGAAAGTGCTGGCTGTCACGCCGCGAGGGATGCATGATATAAGGATTGACTGCGTGAACGATGATCCGGCTGTTTATACGGCTGAGGAGGGGAGCGTTACCCCGCCCGTGCAGTATAGCAGCCTGCCGACCCTGTTCACTGTTCCGGTCATTTCCTCGCTTTCTATAAAAAGTAGTGTTCCTGACGCGATGAAAATTTTGCTGGCCTGGACGCCTGCCCCTGGAGCTGATAATTATCACCTGGAAATGGCGGCGGGGGTTGACCCTTATGCTGAAGATTTGGTGTGGACCCGCGTTGCTGAATCTACCGCGAATAATGCGGCGGTAACGGCCTTGTACGGGGCGCAGACGCTTATCCGGGTGCGCGGTGTCGGCATGTCGGTTGGGCCTTGGAAAACTGCCTTCTATGGGGATGAATCTGACTTTATGTGGTCAAACGACACGGCGCTCATGTGGGATGCCGTGGACACAACTTTGATGTGGAGATATTAAAAAATGGTCGCATTACCTGATGTTGCTGATTTTACCGGGTCAACCGTTACAGAGGCAGGGTTTAAGACTGCGCAGGCTGACCTTATTGCATTTCTGTCCGGACTGTTTGGGACGGCTGGAACTCAGGCGGCAGCGCTTGCTGCACTCGGGGCGCTGTGCGGTTCTGTCGCGAGTAAAACAGGCGCTTATACGGTCCTTGTGGCTGACAGGGGGAAAGTGCTTGTTTGCTCCGGCACATTCACGCTTTCCGTAACGGCTGCTGCGACGTTGGGGAGTGGCTTTGCTTTTATCGTGGTTAATTCCGGGGCCGGATCAATAACGGTTGATCCGAATAGCGCAGAGTTGATTGATGGCGTGGCTACGAAAAGTGTTCCGGCTGGAACGGGGCTTATTTGTATCTGCGACGGGGTTGGAATCCGGACTGTCGGGTCGCTGCCTATCGCGTCTGCTTCTGTCCTGGGCGGGGTGAAGGTGGGGAGCGGTCTTTCTATTACGTCTGGTGTTCTTTCTACAAGTTTACCGTTACCGCTTACGGTGGCGAATGGCGGGACTGGCGCGAATGTTGCGGCTACGGCTGCGGATAACTTGAGCGTGGTGAAGCGTGACCATGGTTATAATGTGGTCGGGAGTCTGTGCTTCGCTGTTTGCAGTTCTGATTGCGCGTCTGGTGGGACTATGGCGGGAGCATCGCTAAATTCAGTTGGTATAGGCTGGTGGGTAGATACCGACTATGACACGCGCGTTGTATGGAGCACCGGAGGTGTATTATCTGGCACATGGCGATGCCTTGGCAGTAGTAACAATTATTCTTCTGCAACGTCTAATGGGGGCGCGACGCTTTGGCAGCGCATTGCATAATTAATTTAGGCGCATACTGCGCAATTGTGAGGACTTGAAATGAATATCTTATCAGTAAAAAATCCGCGCTTTAACGCTGGCGGCACCATCGATATGGAAATTGAAATTGCTGTGGGGGAATTTATTCCGTTCACCGCTTCCGCTGATGATGTCGAGCCGCACGGGGTCGAGCTGTACGGGCTGGCGGTTGCCGGTGAGTTCGGGGTGGTGGCTGCTGCGCCGACGATATCAATTGACCAGTATAAGGCCGAGGCGTGCGCAAGCATCGACAGGATGAGAGAAACGAAGTTACGGGATGGTTTTCTTTTCAACGGCGGATTGTTTCAGAACGACACGACATCAATGCTGCGGATAGCGGGGGCGTTCTCCCTTGCATTGGCTGCGAAAGCTGCTTTGAATTCGTCGTGGTCAAAAAGTTGGATTATCGCGGATAATACGGTTGTCACTTTATCGGCTGATGACATGATCGCGGTCGGCGAGGCGGCGGCGGCGCATGAGCAGGAAATGATTTATATCGGACACGCCCACAAGCAGGCGGTGTTGGCGCTGACCGACATTGAAAGCGTTATCGGTTATGATTACTCACTCGGCTGGTGAAAAAGCTTGCAGAGAACTATTATCCATGTATTATAATTTCCATTATCAATAAATAATCGCGAGGGAATTATGGATATACCGACAGGCTACACACTCACAGGTGCACAGGATTGGCCGATGCTCATTACCACCATGAAACTGGCGTCAGGGATCGTCGGCGGCTTGCTATCGTCTATCATTGGCTTGCTGGGGGCGTTCTGGCTTGATTTCAGGAATAAGTTTGCCACCCACGTTAAAGAGGGGGAAAAGTCGTGCGGGAAATGCAAGGTCGGCATAGATGAAGAGTTTGACGCGATATGGGACACGATTGATACCTGTTTCCCGCGTGTGGCCGGGGCGGCGTCGAAGCGTAAGAAAAAAGTGGCGCCTGCATGAAAATGCGGCTGCATGTCGATACTGAATTGTGCTGCGGCTGCGGTAACTGCTTTTATTTTTTCGCTAAATTGCGGCTGGACGCGCCGAAGACTGTGTTATTCGATGACGAAGAGGTCGAGCGTTATCAAAGCGACTTTGACGTGATAGTCCCAGGTTGTTACCTTGAGGCTATAACTATTATTGAGGTAAACGATGAAAAATGATCCGGCTTTTATCATTATCCACCATTCGGCTACGGCGGATTCGGATTCGTCTTCGTGGAATGCGATCAGAGAATACCATATTGGCCTCGGGTGGAATGATATAGGGTATCATTTCGGAATTGAAAAAATTGACGGGAAATATAATGTCCTGGTCGGTCGCATGCTGGATGAGGTCGGGGCGCATTGTAAGCAGGCGAGAATGAATTCGCGGTCAATCGGGATTTGTTGTGTCGGCATGTTCGATGAGGTCGCGCCATCGCATGAACTGCTGGCTGTGCTGCGGCGCTTGGTCCTGTCGTTGATGAGGGTATTTGATATTTCTGTGGTAAACGTCAGGGGACATAATGATTACGCGCCTAAAAGTTGTCCTGGCAAAATGTTCGATATGAATTTGTTCCGCAAGTCTTTGGTGGAATTATGATAGAAAAAAAAGCGTCTGCGCAGCTTGTCACATGCCGTAGCGGTTACTGGTCTTTCCGCCCTGAATACGGTTTTTTCTCCGGCGACATCGAAACGGTATGGTGGGATGACGGCGTGCTGCTCCAATTGACAAAAACGGTGTTTTTCCGTGATCGTCGCGGGGTAATGTGGCCCGCGTATGCTGGGAATATCGTTAATGGCAGCAATATCCCGTGGCGGGTGTGGTCTGTCATGCAACGCAGCCCGATGAGCGGGCGGCACAGGGTCGCGTCGGTATTCCATGACGTGGCTTGCGTCGAGCGTAAGGCGGCTTGCGTTGATGTACATATGATGTTTTACGAGGCTTGCCTTGCTGCTGGGGAAGATGAAGTTTCTGCCAATACAATGGGGGCTGCTGTTGCTCTTGGCGGGCCGAAGTGGGGCGAAGATGAAAAACGCATTGATGCAAGTGACTGTGACGACTACATGCGCGGTGTTTTTTGCCTTGGTCGGGCGTGA